GGTCCGCTGGGGGTGGAGCTGCGCCTGGGGGAGCTGCGCCGGGTTGTGGCGGCATTCCAGTTGCTCCGGAGCCTGTATTTCCGGCACCAGCTGCCATAGCGGCCTCTTCCACTAATGTATCCATGCTTTGCTCTTGCTGCATCCTCTTCTGCATTTTTGCTTGCTCTCGTGCATATATCATTTCCTCTTCTAGGAGCCGCTTGTTCTCCTCCTCGTAGTCCAACCCTACAGACGACAATCCGGTCGACTTGCTGATTTGCTGGCCCATCATGAGCTGCAGCTTAGCCATCTGGCGATTCAGGTCATCGGCATGTGTGACGCGCGTGAGTTTAACATTCGCCGGCTCCCACGATTTAACCTTTGCAATTCCGTGCGCTATATGACTTAGGAATCTATTAAGGTTGTGCGGTAAATGCGCCCAGTTAGCCTCAAATACGCGTAACGCTGCCGGAGCCGCCTGCATAGTTAGAGTGCCGTTATACAGTTCAACGGGCATACCGATACTACGTAACAATGTATCAATACCCTGATCAATTAGATCTTTAGGCGCTAACTGAGAAGCATCACCACCAAGAGATTGATAATTGATTGGATAAGGTAATACATTCCAACGAGCCGGGTCTTTTCGTCGTGCGCGAATCATAGCCTGTACGCGCGCATTAAATCCACTTAGATTCACATTATGCACTGGATCATTAGTTTGCGCATCACCGCCCCTAGGTGCTGGTGTGATCACACGGAATGGGATAATATAATCGAGTACGACGCCCTCGTTATAGCGTTGAAGCATCTGTACGTACCATGCTTGACGAAAATTAGCTAGAACTCGTGAAATGCCCCAACCACGATTACGCAAGCCAGCGAGGCCGTCTTCGCGCATATGGTAGATTACACCCCGATCAAACATTAAATTCTGCTCATTTTTAATAGCTTGGATGACTTCCCAACTTGCATACTGTAATTGGTGTAGTGTGCCTTTCTGGATCAGAGTTTTATAGTCTGCCGGTATTTTCCAAATATATCTAATTTCATCACTATACGGATCCCATAGAATATCGATTTCATGCGGATTCCATCGCTTAACTTTTACGCCGGTACCGCTAGCTACGCGCCGATCATTATGCCGCCATTGATCGCGTACGTGGCAGCTCGGGCATGTTGCGTTAAATGTGAAATTGTCCCACTTAAAGTTGAATCCGGGCGTGTCGTATACAATATCGAGCGGCGACTCATAAGCGCAGTGTGGGCAACTTAAATACCGCTTAAACGGTACATGTAAGCTGGTAAAACTATTCCCGTAAATAAGGTAATCCAGACCGACGCTGTATAAGGCGTTCTTTATCCCGATAGTATCCTCAAAAAATTCAAGATACTTATCTTTTTCTTCACTGCTTAGATCGCCTTTACCGGTGTCTATAATGTGTATATCTGTCAAGAAGTACGAGACGACGCGGCCAACAGCTTCTCGATATGTGCCGTTTGCGCACGCTATGAACTCGCACCACCTTAGCGCTATGCCAATTGTTTCCGGCATAGACAACGATGCGATATCGCAGAATGGGTCTGGAAATCGATCATCCTGGTGCATACCGCCCTGCCGGCCACCGAAGTCGCCGTTATTGTTAGCCATAATGCGCCCGCTATTTCAGTTGTTTATGTACGACGGCCGCAGCTTGTTTCCGAAAATCCGCATCTAATTGCGCGATTACAGGTTTTTGAGCCGGGTGTATCTTTTCGCCATTCTCGACAACATCGAGCTTGGGGGTGATATCTTCGCGGATGACGCCTAATTTTTCCATAATCAATTTTCCGCCATGACAGCCTTCTCAACAGCTAATATACAAAATTCTTTACCATCATAAACATACTGAAAACCCGTTGTTTGGACAAGATACAATCGCCTATCATTATTTATCTGTAATGCCCATGGGCGCTGATACGGGTCAGTTGACGGGGGGAACCATCTGGCGGCAGATTGACTATAACCTAGATTATACACAAGTACAATGAATCCTGTGCCTGTTAATGCGTCGTCGTCAAAGTTGACATCAACGATAACATCATGAAAAAAGGCCGGGACTGTGCCTATACCCTCTTTTTCAAAATATAGCAGTTTGTCTGGGGCGGTGGCTGGGGCGGCGAGAGCGCCACCGGCTAGCCCCGTAGCGTGCCCCCTGGCGGCCGGTTTGAGGCCGAAGGCCGCCATGGGGCTATAACCGCGGTCGGCCGTCGGAGGGGCACTAGCGTTGTCGTAGTCGGATGGGTCACTATTGTCAGCGTGACCGCCGGAAGGGCGCTGTGTCGTGGTTAGAGCTGGCCGCTGCTCAACCTTATTTTTAGCGACTATGCCGGAATTAGCGAGTTTTGCGAGTTCTTCAAATGCCACAGCTGCGCGCTCCCGTATATCAGAAATATCATTACCTGGAATCTTATTTTTTGCTAGCGCTATTGCCTGTAATACCGCCTCTTTGGTGAAGGCAGATAACGGTAGAGTACTACCACGACCAGTATTATCTGGATCAAGTGTAATTACTAGAGCATTTTTATCGTGCGGATTAAAGTTGATAGGTAAGCCATCTGGCGCTGAGGGCGCAACAATCACGCCTTTAAGCCCGTGAAATCGACCACGCCCGATTGCGTCAGCCACAGTCCGCCCGCCTTCGAGCATTTCCTTAGACGGATCTTTATAATTAGCCATAAGACCTACTCTCCAATAGTTAAAAAAAGGGCGGGGCGCCTTTAGGGCGCCCCACCTTTGAATGCCGCGGCATCCAGTGAATCACAAATCACATACAGATCATCTTTTTTTACATGGAAAAAGAGACGGCCTAATGGTAGGCCTGATCCGCAAGCTATTGTTAATTGTTCGGGGGTAGTTATGACTTCCGCATAACAACTCCCGTTCAATAATTGACCCACGACTAAACCCTTTGTATCATCCGCTGGAAATGTCGGCAAGACATTTGGTTCGGCGTCCCGGGAGAGAAGCCAACTTAAAGCGGATACACGTTTAGGTTTTAGAAGATGCCGCATATTCATGATTTATTATCCCGCACAATTCTCGCGTATTGTTTGCGCGCACTGAACAACATGATCAGCCAAGTCGCCTGGTTCCAGCTCTTGGTTGATCTCGTCCAATTCCTCTGTCCATACAGGTGCCTGACTCTTAACCAGGTCGGCCTGTGTTGGCCAGAAACTCCCGATCGCGTACGACGGCAGCGTGTTTAGCGCAGCTGCGTCCACGATCTGGATCTTCGCATATGCCCCTACGCGGAGGGGCTCCTTCGGATTTAGAGCTGCGGTGATCAGCTCATCATCCCGCACATACTCGCGCACCGCTGCCCCCATGGGAAACGTACTACGCATCGCCCGAGCAACCGCTTCTGGATCCTCGGCAATAACCTGGTTGATGATGCGTGACACTGGAAGCGGTGCCTCCGGAGCCATGAGCGCATCAAGCAGGTCAGAGTCAGAAACCAGTTCTGGAAGAGGTACACTGGTACGCATGGCAGCGAGTAGCTTATTGTATAGCTCTTCGTCGGCCAGGTCCGCCCAATTCCCCTCCAGATTATAGTCGGCGAGGATTTTCCTCGCCGGATTAGCGGCTTTGAGAACTTTACGAATTGGGTTCGGAAGCGGGGCTCCGAGCAAATCCGTAAAATCTTCATAGGCGCGCTGCTCTAGAAAAGCCCGCTTCAGATCGGCATCAAGGACGATCGCCGCATCAACGAACCTCGTACCTTGGGACACGATCTCGGCTTCCGCCACAAGTCGATTACGGTACGGCTCACGGAATCCTTCCGGGAACTGATCCGCAATCGCATCTACCTTTTTGGGGTCTATCGGCAAACGATTACTCGTCAGCAGACAGACAAGCTTTGGCAACGAAAGATGCTCGACATCGTTGTCGACGCTCGCTACCAATGCTTGTAGACAGTTATTGGCCGCCGTAAATAGCACATGTCGTGCCTTGGAGTCCAATACCTGCCCAATCGCCCCAGCCCCAGGCTCCTGCATGAAATTGTATGAGCACAGGAAGTGCTCATTTCCGCGTACATCGCCATTCGAGTATTTGAGCTTACCGCTCACTTCATCGTAACGGCTTGTTGCGCCATACAGGTTCAACATCGGTTCTCCGTCGCTACCGCGCGTAGCGGTCAATAGCACGAAAAACGGACGTTGAGACCACTGCTTCTCCCAATGCAAAGGCCGAAACTGGTCTATGCTATGGGCGCAGCCTGGACCGGGCAGCACAAGAAGCGCACCCCGGCCAACCAGGCAGTCGGCATAACGAAGAAAATCCTCACGCAAGTCAAGATACCGACACAGCTGACGCTGCGACTTATCTCCTGGCTTGAAATTATCACGGCGACGATCTCCGCCTTTTCGCGTATGCGCCGTGTAAGGATTCCCGCCGCTGACATGTCGACCTTTCATATCTACTACTCCTTTGGTTCCGCGTACTGGCAGTACTCGCTCCAATTTCTGAGAACATGGGCGCGCCGCCCATGTAGTCTTGGAACGAGCATTACCCTAGAAAACGACCTCCAGTCATTCTCTGTGACCACTATGGTCTCCGGGTTTCCCCGGTTACGCGCCTGATCATAAAGCATTAGCTCTAGTTGACCAGATGCAATTTTTCTCTGCGAAAGAACAGGAACATCGCGGAATACGACGCAGCTGAAACTAGTCGCTGGACTAAGTGTTGCCATCAAGTCATGCAGCCTCCAGTGGGCATTACGCCCGTGTAAGTATTCATTACCCCGTAACGGCAGTGAGACAGAGCAATGAATATGCCAGGATTTTGCCGATTATTTAGCTATCAGGATCAGGTAGCGCAAAATCAAAATTATCGAAACCGGCAGCGTCACCGCCACTATCGAAAAAGTCGTCTGCTTTACCGGAGATAGGTTTATGCTCAGATTGTGTGTGGATTTCAGGTGGAGACGCTAGATGAATTGCATCAACCCCTAAGTACCCTGTATCATCTGGTTCTAACGCGTGATCGTCAATCGCGAATAGTGGTTGCGGGCCCCAGGGCGTGAGTAGATGCCTGAATGGTGGTTTTGAAATCTGTAACTGGTGCCCCGAAAATGCGAATACAGATACGTCGTGATTTACTAGCGCGGCAATACGCTCAGTGATTTCTCCGAGCGTATCGTGTGTTTCTCGGTTTAAATCGCCGTCTGGGTGCAGTACTACCAGATAAAATTTTACAGGCGGCATTGTATCCGTTGGTGGGTGCGGCTCTGGCGGTTCTTTCTTTTTAGTCATTTATCGCCCTTTAGTTCGCGAAATACGGCACCTAGGTCTACGGATGGCGCAGGCTTGATATGAGATAGGCCGTGTGTTTCATTTCTATGTACTGTCGTAACGAATGGCGGGTAACCGCGTGTTGGCGCTAAGTGCGCGATATAGTCATTATGTAGCACCCCGAATACAGTTGTAGGAATTACACTATCCAGCGTAATCGCGAATGGGTCGGGCACACGGAGCTGGTACTGAACAGAACGCGCAAAGAAATTATCTGGACCGGCTATACCGATTGCACCTAGAAAATTAAAACAATCTTCGGACATAATTTTTGGTATGGCGTATATGCGCCTATTCCAGTCAATACGCTGCCCTTCGTGCATTGTGATAGGGATGCCGGCGAAGAATGGTGGCGAATCTGGACTGAGCGCTACACAAAATGGCTGCTGATCTGTTTGGACATTAAACCGCGCGACAAAGTCCCTAAGCGGATCTAAATGTAATCGCCCGTGTGTGATCAGCAATGCGTACGTAAAGCATACGACATCCGGGCGTCGCTCATGTAGTGCGGCTAAGCACGATACCCGCGCGATTGGAGCGGAGTCAGTTATAGCGGCTAGTTGGCCTAATGCGTATTCGCTCATGTTGTTTTCTTTACGTGCGGTACACTGGCCATTATCTGCTGTAGCAACATTAATAATACAAATGCCGCGTCGACTACATTATCTACGCCATCGGTTTTATACTTCGCCGCATCGAAAGCTGTGTTTAGTGTTTTGTTGGCTGCGGCTATCATATCTTCTTTACTAGCGCGGCCGTTTCCCGTTGCAAATTTCTTGATCGTAGATATACCGAAACCGAAAGCCGGCAAGCTAGCTTCTTGCGCCCACGTGGCCACTGTGACCTTCATACCGCCTAGTACCTCTGACGCTTTAGCTACCCGCGCTAATACGGCCGGTATACCGAATTTCTTGTTTACAAAGAACTCTTTCGGTGGCGAGTATTTAACGTCCTCATATGCTATAGCGTCTGGGTTTACTGCATTTAGAAATGCCCGTAAGCGCACAAAACGACTAGCCCCAGAATCTAATCCACTACAAGACAAGTCCCACTGATACAAATGTACATTCTCTTGTAGCATCTTTTTTCCGGGAATAAAATCATAAATAGCCACGCCACAGCTACTGCCGAGATCTAGGCCTATACAGCGTATTGCGCCAGCCACAAGCTTTGGGATTTTATCGATAAATATGGTTGGGTCTTTATGGAGCCGGTATTTAGGCATTGTTAATTCCTGCTAGACAAACCGCACGTGCGTGCAAGATAACCTATAAACGCGCTAATGGCTATATTAGTAGTTGATTTTGGCGCTTTAACTTTACGGGCCGCTTCTTGCTCAAGTATTTCAGCTAATTCTTGGCGTAACTTACTGCACTCTTGTCCGAGTATATTACATCGGCAGCTTAGCAGATCATTACGCGCCTGTAATGTTTCAAGTATCGGAGACGTACGCTCTAGCGCGGCATTAGTGGCAAATTTATGCGCACTAGCGGCGAAGTCGATCATAGCTGTGTCGGCGGCCGATGGTTCGCCTATTACTGTGACATCGCGTACGGCTTTAAACCACGCGGCACATACTACATAGCCAATTGTGGCAAATAAGAACTGCCTGACGGAGTAACGAATATCGTAATAATCTCGCCGCGATAATGCCTGCTCGAGCGAAGTAACCGGATCGGCTGCGCTAATGAAGTCTCGTTGCGCCCTGGCTAGTACCTCCGCCGCCGCACCTAATTCCGCTGAAGTAATATTGTGTTCTGCCTTCCAGCGTGTTGCTTCCTCGCTAATATCGTTGCAGTCAAGCTTTTCGATCGCAGACCGCATTAGTGTCGGCGTGATATAGGCGTAGTCGCGCTCGGGGTGATATAGCGGTCCGGTCTCGCCTCTCGGCTTAAATCCAATTCCCATGACGGTCCTCTTTTAAACTAGTACTCTTAGTTACGCTAAACGCCCGTTGGGTACAGACCGCTCGGGCTTAGGCGTTGCTGGCAGCTTGTTTTATTGCCTCGGTCGCTAAACACGATAAACATAATTCAACACTACGCGCCGGGCTGAAGAATTGTTCCTTAGAGCAAGATGCGCACATTCGCTGCTCTAAGCCTATAGGAAACACAGACGCCGGGCAATCCGCATAACCGAATACGCACTGCTCGCATTGGTGGGTGAAGTCTTGTGGGCATAAAGCCGTTCGGGTTCGTATGGCTAATATGGCTTTGTTCCATTTACGCATAGACGCGGTACAAGTCACATGCTGAAATTGTGGCGTTTCCTCACTCTTCTCGACGTCTATCTCGACGAGCATGCGCAAATTAGCGAAATACAAAGCATTGGTAAATGGCATTGCGTGCGAGAATCCAACGCTATACGCGATAGCTGCGCAACTACCTTTCGATATAAACTGATCAAACTCAATCGCGCATGACGAGCCGGCCAATACCCGACACTTGAAATTATATCCAGATCTACGCCCGCGTGTTGCCGCATATACGTGCGTTACCTGCACAGGCACCCACTCATTTTCCGATTGCTTTGTCCATGGCAATACCGGATTACCGCTGATCAACATATCGATATTGCCGGCGAGACGCCAAGAAAAATTATGTGCATCTTGCTGCGATAGCGTTATACCCGCCAAAGACCGCGCTGATTCAAAAAATGCATCATGCGAAATCGTTGCTGGTAATGCTCTCGAAGCGTCAGCCACCATATCCCGAAACGTCTGCCCCGACAATGTCGACGTGATGAACGGCTTAAGTGCTAGGTACAACTTCTTGCGCTGGCGGCGAATCTGCGTTAGGTTGAATCGCTTTTTCATCTTCTTTAATTTCTGGTGTACTTGGATTGCTGGCATTTAACGCTTGTTGGATTGATTGCTGTACGCCAAGAGCAACATGTGTAATTAGGGCTAGTTCTTGATGCATGCGCTCAATCAATGTACGAAGCGCTACAGAAAGCATTTGAGATACCTCACCAATGCCGCGGACTGTGTCCAAGGTAGTAGAGTAGTCTACGGAATTAACCGAGAAATTAAGCGTGACTGACGCGATTTGTACATTATCCGGCAAAACATTACCCTGAGCTAATCCGTTTAATGGGCGAGCTAATTCCCGTAATACGGAGTATTGCTCGTATAGCTCGTTAAATTTATTACCAGCGTGTTTTAATGCTGCAGCTGGTTTTTCCACGACTATGGTTGACGTAGATTCCTCTCCTGGCGCTGAACTAGGGCCAGGTAAAAATTTAGCTACATTTTGCTGTTGTGACAGCATAGAACCTAACGCCTTTAATGTAGCTGGGTCACTGACTTTAATGGGGAGTACCGTCATTAGTTATCCTTTTTCTATTGCCATTGCGAAACCAATCCAACAAATCATGTAATCTGCATTTCCTGCGGCATCATATACGAGCTCCACGGGATCGCCAGTAACGATGTGTAGATACTCTATTGTATGCGAGACATGTCCGACAATGGACAAGCCGAGTTGCAGCATAAACGCTAAGGCCAGATCAGCCTTAGCGTTCAGTTTGTACTGAAATAACGGTATACGTACGTATTCATCCGCACCGGTATTTAACCATAGCGGTACATTACCAGGTAAATGTGGCGCCTGCAATACTCGCCAATAACGCTTACTGCGCGGTTCAACTAGCGCGGGCATAAACGTTGATCCGATAGGCCAGGTAGATCTAGTTTTAACTATATCTAGCCTGGAGAGCTTAATCTTCATTAACTGCCCCATAGTGCAGTTCTACCGGTTTAGTTGGCGTCGATACGGCTACCGCGATGGGTAATACGACTATACCCTCTTTAGCTGCCCGTAGTATCCTAACAATACCATCTACATCAGATTTTGAGTACTTGCCTGCAATAAGTTTAGTGATACCGGTTACGAATTTATCTCTGATCGATATGGTGGCAAATGAGAAACGCGCCGAAAATCGGGTAACTGTTTCGCCTACTTGCTCGGACGCGGCGTCGTTTCTAGTCCATGCGCCGGTAGGTGTTTCTCGCGTATATATGATGCTTAGCCGCCCATACTGGTCGTATACCAGTAAGAATAAATTGTCTGATAGCTCTGGCACCATGGAAAATATATGCGGATGCTGTGAGGTTGCCACTAGCGGTAGTTCGCCAGCATTGGACATATTAACCACAACACGCTCAAATGCGACGTAAAAGGTTCTTGCTTGCCGCTTACCTAGTTCATCGCGACTGCCGTATGTGCGTACGAGCCCTACTTCAAGCGCGTTAACGCCTGGCTCAATCACAGTGGGAACATTCTTACAAAACAACATACAATTTCCTTTTATTTAGGTTAGATTTCTCGAGAGTAGGCTTTTGATGGAATGGTGGAATCGCATTCCGCTTCGACTTCTCTGGCGAGATCGTCGGCTAGCTCATCGTCAATCTTTTCAAGATACTCGTCAATACGTCGGATCATTGCGCGATGATCGTGAATTGTCGATTGTAGTTTCTCAAAATTTACATCGACATCGGCGAGATAGCCGCGCACGGTATCATTTAATTGGGTTGGTGACGCATTCATTATTGCGTCATAAAGTCCGTTATCGGCCAGCCAGAGTTTATCCGAGCGTGCGATAAATTTGCGCTGGTACTCTAGTAGGTCGTACACGCGCTGCTTTAGGCCTCTTGGCGCGCGCATTTTAGATTGCGTCTTTTTAGCCGGTCCGCGTAACTCGGACAACTCGACCATAAGTGCCCGTGTAGTGTAGGCTTCTTTTACGCAACGGTCTTCCATAACTTTGCGCTGTGTAGGATCTTGCACAGCTAATAGCAATTGTACATGCGATGCTGTCAAGCGCCAGTTAGGTCGAGAAGGGCATCGGGCATTTATGAGACACATGATATCAGCTTTAGTGGGGTACGCCTCGAATACACGGCGGGCATACTCGAACTGATCAGCTGGGATGCTGTTATGAAAGAAATGCGTTAAAAGCGCGGATGGGCTCATATGTTGCGTGCGTTGCTTATCTGTTAAATAATTCTCTGGGTTTGTGTCGATCTCATTGATGAGCTCCCCGACACGCCACATCGTCATAATATTCGCGGCATGTTGTTCCGCAATCATTTCATCTATTTGCCCTACGACACTACGCAAATTTATATGCATATCTGCTATTGCGTGGCGAGCGGCAGCGGCATCGGGTGTGACGATTGTTAATTCAGAACTCATCTTCGTTCCTTATTTGTTGGAGTAGGTAGTAGCATTTGCATACCTGTAGTTTGAATCTTATGACGCGACATTAAATGAGCTGTTCTAGCATACCGTAGTATAGCGCATACAAGATCAAGTGCCGTGCGCGATGTCAGCGATCTTCCAGTAAATACATCAAGAGGATCCCTGGGCTCCGTATCTTTGCCGACTTGTATAGCATTTTTAACGATATGCTTGGCGTCATCATGCGCTAAACCGAATCGCGCTAAATACCCAACCCACTTCTTGACAATTGCGTTAAACTCTGATTTATCGCTGATGCCGAGCGGTTGCGCTTCTAATATTTTCATACGTGCCGCTAACATATCCATATCTACGATTTTAGCGTAAGCACTGTGGATTAATTCGCCTACTCGGCCCATGATGTCGGCCCCAACGTGGATAACGCGGCCGGTGCGCCCAGTTGGCGACAAAGCGACGCCATATGGTGTATACAGGCACGGCACGGCTTTGGCCGAATTGCCCGAGTCCTCGCGATTACTGAAGTACCACCCCGCAGAATATACATCGCCTGAACGCGCGACGTTTGTGCGACGACTACGTGGATCAATAATATAAATAGATAATGCGCGCCCAATTATTTCTGCGCGATAAAAATAGCAATCTGGAGCATGCTCTCGCATTGCTATCAGCACGGCTTCAAAGAATATAGCATTATCCAGAATCTTATGATTAAGCCCATAAAGTCCGTCAATCGCGCGGGCGGCGTGATCGACAAGTAGTGTCTTTTCGCGTAACTGCTCAAATTTTACGCGCAGCGCTGTGTTATAAATGGCGACGGCGGCGGGTACATTACAATCGTCAAGATTGTTATACTTGGCGACTATTAATCCAGAGATGTCTCCGAATACGCGCGGGAGGCCTGGGCATATAGCGCCGGCCACTGCAGTAAAGCCGAGAATATTAAATCGATAACCTGTCTCAATCAAACACGCGTCAGCAGCAAGGCGAAGTTGCATTTCGTCCGATATCGTTATGATTTCTGTATTAGCGCTGCGTTGTTTCAGAAAATCTAAACAGTCAGCTTCTTGATTAGCAGAAAACGCTAAGGCAATAACGGGCGCAAACGTTGCCCGCCTTTGCTGCGACACGCGATCGAGCATTAGTCCACCACTTGGGTCCACTCATTTCCGAGAGCCGCGCAAAATGAAGCTAGCGGCTCGATAAATAATGGCCTGTCCGAGGTATTAGCAGGATACAGAGTAAACTGTAAGCGCTGAGTCCCGGGCACACGTTCTTGTCCGATGCTCCAGTGATTATACGCACAAAATTGTGTTTTAATCACTGGGAACACACATACAAATGGCATTGTATGCGGATTAATCCCTTTAGTAAATAGCACACGTCCAATTGCTTTAATCAGTTTATTCTTAACAGCTGGTCTGAACAAGTCCGGTAATGCGATCTGGTGTAAAAACGGAATACGCTTACCGCATAATACACCAGGGAACGCCGTATAATGATGATTGAACCACTGAAAATTTAAGTTATCTTCATGTGATTCTCTTCGACATTGATTCACCAATTGCCCCCAGCTATTCGGGCTGCCGCCGCATCCCGTAAGAATGCGCTTAATTATGCGCTCTTCATACGCTAGTTGCCGCTGTGCCCGAATAATCTCGACGGACGGTGTTGTTTCGCCAAAAATATTCTGGAAGAATTCGTCACGATCCATTTCTTACTCCGCAAATTGTCCAAGAGGATCAAGGTCCGCTGTGAGCGCAAAATCATCAACTGAGCTTGCGGCGGCCATTAGTTCTGGATTATCTGTCTTGTGATCTTCTTTGAGCTGTACAAGTACCTGCTCTCGATATTTAACCGCGGGATTGCATACTGCATATTGATTTATGCCAAGTAATCCATGCACCAAGCTTTTAACTCGATCATTCCGCTCGAATAACATGGATAGCTCAGCTTCTGGAATAGCCTCTTGTTTGGTTACACCTAATGCGGTGGACCATACGAGAGGTATATCAGAGTTTTTGGTGCCGTGCTTATACTCCACATCGCATACCTGGCGCATTAGTTCTGCTATTTTCGGGTCGTGCCCTGGTTGTGGTTTACGATCCGAATCTTGTACATCTATCAAAAGTCGTGTCGTTGCTGTGTGCCAGTCCCAGTAATGATGCTGCTGTGATGTGTATGCGATAATTTCACCATTAGGCGATACAACCGGTACAGAGCGTGTATACCACATTAGATTCACAACGCAACGTCGGCCAGGGGCGCCTAGATTATTCTTTGTTGCGATAATGCGTACAGCTTGCCCCTCTTGACCGGACTTCTCAACCATTTTGCGCGATACACGTTCCATGTCCAAAATCAGTGTTGGATAATAATCCAGGCTGGCGCCACCTGGGGCGTACTTTTTAGGCGCGCCGAATCCCATTTGATTAATTTCTTCTTTCAGATGGTTAGTCGCGACAAACGCGATCGGATAATGGCGCAGTGACGGAACTAATGCGGTTCGCATAAAATCAGATAAGTTTCGCGCTAGATACGGATGGCCGGCTGAGGCGTGGCCCTCTTCGGACACTTTATCGACACGACGCTCGACTTCAACGGCTGAGATAGAATCGATACCGATGCACATTGGATATGCGTTACCGGTGGTGTCCTCATCCGACTGCTTGTGAATTAACTGGCACAAACCGATATACTGTTTCTGCCACTCTTCTACCGTGTTTGCCTGCACCGCGACGACACGCCGCATATAGTCCGGATTATGCCCGCAAATACCGTCAATCATACTGCGGCTAGCTTTGTTCTCTGTATCAATAACAACTCCGCCGCCGCCATATACTGCGAACCAACGCATGATCTCAAGCAGCAGCGCAGATTTACCGGCAGAGAACTCGCCTCGGAGTTGCACGAACCGCGAGAGCGGAAAGATATTACTCTGAATAATATAGCGGGCGGATAATGCTGGAACTGGTAAACCAATCAGAGGATCTTGCGCCTCAAGTGTGGCTTTCAAAATTTCAGTTATTACAGGATGTTCGCCGGTTGGTGTGCTTACACCTGGCTCAGCCATCTCGGTCTTCTTACGTCTACCCATTTGAACCCCTAAGTTAATAGCGGCTACAAAGCACGCTCATGTACCACGAATTACACACTAATAAATTATCGCTTGGCGGCGGCGGCCTTGGCGCGGGCCTGGGCTACAACATCGGAGATACTTACCGGTACCGGGGGCTTGGCTACTCCCATTGCCGATTGTAGCTGACTAAAGGCTGCAGTTGTCTCCTCGGGTAGCTCATCGGCCAGGTCGTCCCATGGCGTAATAATCGCAGGACTAGTCGGTGCAGCAGGCACTGGCGTAGCGCGGCTGGAAATTTCACGATCGGGCGAGCTAGTGGCCGATTCCGGCGCGGACGGTACCGCAACTGTAGTGCGATTACGCCCCTGTAATGCCCGAAGATATTCCGGCCTATCACGCCAGGCGAAATCAAGCGCCTCATGCGGGAAAGAGTCCGCCATGAGTGCAGCCTGTTCCTCAAATGTGGGCACGTACATAAATTCATCAAAAGTGCTATTCTGATTACGCACTTGATCCGTATACGCATCTAACGTTACGCGCTGTCCGTTAAATGTATCATGTAGCACGACGGAATGCTGCTCAATCGGCAACTTTGCGTCAGGCTTAGCGATTACCTTACCTAGAATAACTGTCTCATTAGGATTCGCGTTGGACATAGCGTAATACGGGACAGTCACATATTCCGGACCTTCAATAGAGATACCGTGTGGTCGCGGCGGGCGGGGCTGCAAAGCTGCGCCATACGACTTAGAGATAACTGTGATTAACTTGGCCTGATCATTCAACATATCACCACAGAGATAATTTTCATCGGCATCCTGGACGCGGAAAGCATTAAGCAAGCTTTCAGCCGCAGTTTTCTTAAAGCCAAAGATGCGGGCGTTGCCCTCTTTCTGATCAATAAGATCATAGCAACCCAGACCTGGGCGCTTATCTCCACGTAGGAATACCTGCGCTGCACTAACGAATAAAATCTGATCAGGACGCTTGAGCGACCCGACATGTGTCTGCTGCCCGTAACCAGCTTGCCGATTAAGTAAATCACAAAATAGTGGGCCCAGGCCGGGAGTTTCTTTATTCTTATAGGCCGCCTGATATAGCAGCCAGACGGGGCTATCGTATCGATTAATCGCGGGATTACCGTCGTATACGATAAAGTGTAATCCGGGCTGGCCGAACCACGATACGCACTCATAGTGTCGGCACCAATCGCCGAATTCGGAATGAACGCGGAATGGTGTGAGCGAGGGCGTGCCGGTAGCATCTAATATTCGCCGCCCATCATCGTCGGTATTATAGGTGGGCAGAAGGCGCAGACAGATGCCGTCTGACAGCAATTTATTTCCACCTAGAATAATGACGTTACGCTGCTTGCCGTAACAGAATCGACGAGGACCGTCGGATGAGATATGCGTGGGTGCACCAAAAGCCGCAAGATTCTGACTCGCAAAACGAGGCATGGGTATTCTCCAAAAATTAGTAAACAAAAATAGCGAAATGCTAATAAACTACTATGCGTAATATAGCACTAACGTCGGCCGTATGCTAGCCCGATCACAGCCAAGTTAATCCGATGTTTTTGGCATCCGTTTCAGATAATTTCTCACCCCAGTGAATGAACATATCTATAGCCGCGCCGAAATGATACGGCTCGGCGACGGGTATTAATCTGCCATCAAGTTGTCTTGGCCAAAACGGTACCTGGTCTATCATGCACGCGGGAATCACTTCTGTATATACGCGCTCAGCGTGGCAGATAGGCACAATGAGGATGATAGCGTCGTGAATCTGCAATGCGACGCTGTACTCAATCTCTGGGTGCTGTTTTTTATAACGCATAAAATTATATAGCGCTACTGATACAGCATCAGCGACGCCGCCCTGAATAGGGAAGTTCTGTGCCTGTCTTTCTTGCTCACCAATAACCGCACGATCGCGAGAGCCGAAATTCATAAACCGCCGATATCTGCCGTATGGTCCGACAATCCAACCTGGTTTTTGTGATCGCTTTCGGCATGCTGCAAGAAAATCTTTTGTACGCGGATATGCTGTGAAATAAGCGTCAATCATAGCCTGGCAATCAGCCGTTGTAACATCAACACCCTCTTCTTTACATTGCCTAGCTATCGCATCAGGTCCTCTACCGTATGGAATTCCGAAATTCACATTTTTGGCTGCGATCCGCATACCTTTACAGCCGGCATCTTCCATGGCTGTCTTAGTTGGTAGCACACCAGTTAGATTAAATACCTTTACAGCTTGTCGTGCGTGGATATCGTAATGATCTACATGACTCTCTGGTAATAGGTTGCGCCGAACATGCTCAATCATATTTGGATCCTGAGAAAGCCAGGCGAGTACGGCTAATTCAGCGCCCGTATAGTCCGTCTCAATTCCGACATACCCATCGGGGACTTTTAATACTGAACGTACGGGATGGGTATATCGATCCTCACCGATAATCCGCCTATAGTCGCCCTCTCGTTTAGAGCTTAGATTCTGCAGTGGCGGGCGGGATGAAGACGCGCGACCTGTTTCTTTAGTTTGGAATAAATGCGTGCGAACTTTACCGTCAGCATGCGCGCAACCAACAAGACCGCTACCATACTCATAATTGCCATTATCGTCTAACTCGAAATCACCTTCGTCGGTCTTATTGGGCCGGCGTAACACGGATTGCAGTACTTGGGCGATAAACTTGTAATCACGAATTTTAGCCGCGGTGTCGTTTAGGTGCCCGAATATACCAAGACTTTCTTTATCAGTACTTGGGGAGGCTGTGTTTAGCGCGGCCGGGGGCAGCTCGCGCCACAACTTCGGACGTTTACCCGTGGTTTTAATTGGTATCAAGTCTAGCGTTTTTGCCGTATCTGGCACATCAACAGCCTGAGTGAAATTCCGCAGTATTTGTCGGCCAAATAGGACTGCGGCCAACTGTGGTTGCGACTTCGGATTAAAGTCTGGCCAATCTAATTCTTTACGAATGTCATGAAGAAGTTGTTCTTGCGTCAACATAAATAGATTGGTCAATTCGTCTGCGCGATCTTTGTCTAAAACGAAACCGGTCCTCTCCATTTCTAGAAATGCAAGGGACGCCATATGCGCAAGCCAGTACGGATACCAGCAGTCATTACCGTGGACATCGGAAGCAATTGCGCCATTGTGGCCATCGGTACCGTAGAAGTGCATCATAATGCGGCGCGTAACATCGGCGTCATAGTTGGCGTATGGGTGTAATATATGGCCTGGGCACATTCCGTAACCACCAAGCGCTGATGATTTGAGGCCGTGCTCTAGGCAGTATGACTTTTTCCATTTATCGAGACGCTCCCAGTAACTGGGTGCCGATGTAAACTTTAATGAGCATTGATCCAAACCATACTTAGCCGTCTCGTTTACTGCGTGATATGCCAAACTAGTATCCCAGCCACCCCTATCGCGCACATGGTGATCTGGATCTGGCGCGTACTCGTCGCGGCAATCGACATCGAAGTCAATTAACCACGGCAAGTCAGCTCTCAAGAAATGGCCGCCGATACGTACATGCCGTTCAGGTGTGCTTTTTAGCAGACGAGTAAGCTCGATACGGGCGGCATCTAAATTAGGCTTAAATGCTTCTTCTCCGCCCTCATATCTTAATACGATAGTACGTGCCCACTTATCTTTATTGGATACCTGGATTGTACGAAGATATGCCCCCGCTTCGCCTGGATAATCGCCGTGCCACTCACAGTCAACAGCAATGATATTCGCATTTGGATCGGTGCGCATATCTGCAATCATCTCGTCAACTGTGGCGCGTAAATCTTTTTCTGTATATATCTCCGCGTGATCAATAACTTCCGCTACGACGGGTGCGCCGCTAATTGCCGCTACAAACCGACTAAGTTGTCCACGAAATTCATCATAAACCTCAGGGCGGCGTGCGACGAACGCTGGGTGTACGCATGAATGAATGTGAATAATATGTGGCGTGCCGTCTGGCTTAATGATGGTAATTTTACCGACGCGGCCTGTGATCTCGGCACCGAGCATGGTTAACGCTTTTACGGCGTCTGCGCCCATACATAATAAGTACTTAGGTGCTACAAGTTTTAACTCCTGCATTAATGCCATTGAGGAATCTTTAAGCCAAGCTGACTGTATTACATCGATATTAATGTCGGGTGAGCTGAACTTGCACGCGAATGTTACATACCAATTTGCGCAATCTTCTTTTGCCACGCCGCAATCAGATAACGCCATGAAAAGCTGCGCCATACCGGGGCCGGCCGAGGCGTCCCGCCGGCGTAGCGAGTCGAGACCGGGGATCTTACCGATGATCATAACGTCAGCCGGCTTGGGCCCGTACGTGATCGCTTCATTAGCGGTTGGGTCGCCGATTATGTGGCCTGGCACGAACTCCGCATGGAACACACCACGCTTACCTAAAACAGGCATACCAAACTTAGGATCATATACAGCACGCCGGCATAGATAATCGAGATGTGGGCCGAATTCTATCGGTTGCTTTTTCTTTAGTGCGCTTAAGTTTATTTCATCGCCTAAGTCCATCGCATGTTTTACAAAATCAGGCCCAGGTGGTGGCATATCTGGCCCAGTAAAGTCCGCCAACGGATATAGTTCTTTTACTAATTCGTGCTTATTCGGGTCAGTGAGGGCCTCAGAGAATAAATGGGCAAAGGTTACTGAATTACTCGGAGAATACATCGACATTATTGTTCTCGGTTGGTTGTGGTGCTACGCCAATATGCTCAAATAGTAGATGAGATATATCTTCTTCAGAGTAGTCGGCCGGATCCCTCGAGTCAGGCAGTACTACAGGTACGACTTGCATAGACTTTTTGCCGAGTAACTCTGTTGCTCGCGCCATCTCGTCTTTAGCGTCGTGATCCAGCATGAGTATGACTGGCTTATTCGGCCAAGTCCGCGCAATCAGATCCTGCTGGGCAAGTGACATAGTCTTACCGAATAACGCTACAGCAGCTTTACCTAGACGCCAGACACTCGGAACACCCTCGACAACGATGACGTACGGCTGACTCTGTGCCTGATCGTAATTATACAGCAGTGTGGATTTCCGCATACCCGACGCATTCAGGTATTTTGGTTGCGAATAAGAATTAATAGTTCTAGCTTGCCAGCCAACCAATTCGTGCCTGTACGTGATTGGTATATATAGGCGCCCCCTAGTGGCCGCGTATTTCGGCTCGTCTACGTTGATACATAGTCCGATATTAAATATGTCCGTTAATTGCTGCGCATCAAAATTACGTTCACGAATATAAATACGCGCAGGGTGATCATCAGGCAACTCACTAAGTGGTATTACTGTTCCTGGTGGCCTGATTGGCTGAGGAATAAATGGCTCTAAAGATGGCGCTAACGCACACGGCCTAGGCTTAAGGTTCTTGCCGTGGCCGAATATTAATTGCTCTAATTGCTCACATCTGCCAGGTACTCGCATACATTGCTCGTTGTAGCACACTACGAGATGGGTGTATTCCCTCCGACTATGCTGTACCTCTGAGGCGTATACATGGTTGATCCACATACGCGGAATGTGGTCATTACAGAATGGGCACCGCACGCAATAATACTCACCCCACTGGGCGGCATGTAAAATAGTTCTACCTGGATTCAATGGGTCAGGCATTTTAGAAAAATATGCGTGGGCGCCCTCATTAGCTATCTTTACCTCACCAAATTTACGTACTAATAAGTCGTATAAAGTTGGATTGATAGGTTGTGACATTACCCTAGTCCTTTAATCTGGCTCAGAAAATGGATCCATTACGTCGATAAAACTTTTGCGCTTCTCTTTCTCACGCCCGCCGGAGAATGCGTGTATATCGCTATTAAGTAGTATCTTCTTTGACGTCTTACAGGCGCGATACTTATCATTTACAAGATTTACATCAACATAGTGGTCGTGTATCTTCAGCAGGCCGAGAGCAGTTTCGGGCATAAAGGCTCGAATCTTTGACCACTGCATGGTACAAACTTTAGTATCAATATCGCGTAAGCCTAAGCAGCAACAAGCATGTAAGCTTTCTGCAAAGCTTTTACCGCCCTGTGAGTCATAATGGCTGATAAATCGGCTAGATGGATATGACTTAATGTCGCCGGCGGCTAACTGGTGCGCGATTAGTAACGTACAATTAAACTCATCAGCCACGTGGCGGCGTAACTCATCTGGTAGTTGCTTGATATAGCGCCACAATTGATCATCAGATGATATACCGATCATCCTATCAATCATGCGGCCGGCGTAGTCGATAACAACGAAACCGATTTCGCAATTACGCTCCTCAGAAACGCGCTTAAGGACCTCAGCCAGCTCTTCTGGCCCGCCATCACCGCGAGCGCCAGCTCCACCACTATGTGCGAAGTCTAGGAATACAAAATGTTTATTGTACCACTCGGCTATACCGCCCCAGCGTTCACGTTCTCCGAGAAAAATTTTCCCGTTCTGATTGATAGGTAACGAAAACTCATAATCTTTTAGCGTCTTTGCGTCGGAGAATGCTGCCCAGAACTTAGACAGATCAGCGTCTACGCCTTTTGTGTCAAATAATCGCCGTTCGATCTGTGCGGCGGCGGACCAACAAAGATGTCGCATTTTCTCTGCACCATCCTCGAAGCATACGTATACAGCAATTTTATTCTGGTCGGTTAACGCGTAATTTTCAGCAACACGTACAGCCGCGGATATGCCCATTGTTGTCTTGCCGCCACCAAATGGTGCTAGCAATCCGATTAAATCCTTTGGCCGTAGACCGCCGATATATGGATCGATCCAATCTACGCCAGTTGGCTCTGGCGTCGGGGGCAATGCAATCTCAGAGCCGAATACGGGCAATGCCGCGGCATTGTCCAGTACCTCACCAACGTGTTTAATCTTTTGCGACTGGCGACAAAATCCATCAAGTAACTTAGCTATATCCTGCGGAGCTGTGTTCGCGGTTCTATTGAGTATTGATTGTAGTGAATGTTTAATAAGCCGTGTATTTAGAAACCGGCGTAAAATAGATTCTACATGGTGCTTTTCGGCGGCTATCTGCTCTTGTGAAATTTCCGTGGTATCAAATACCTCAGCAATAAAGCCAGACGTACCAGCATCGTCTTTGCCGAAAATGAATTCTACTTCCTCGGGTAGGAGGTGCGCGTAGCCGCCGACAATAAGACTCGCAATATCGTGCGTTAGCATGGCCTTGGACCACGTACCGTGCTCTGCGTGCAGCTTGCACATTGACGCGTAAATCACCTCGTACGCTTTCTCACCAGGCGCGTGCGAGAAGTGCGATGCCTGTAGCCCAGCCCGATGCGCCTCTGTAAATAGCCGATTGTACCGGATTAACCCGCGGATCATTGCTGAGATATCTGGATACGTGATCGGCACATCTGCGATAATGGCTGTGGTATCGTCTTCGAAGTTACTCATATTTAGTCCAATAAGTCCTTATTGCTTTTACTACTTCTATTAATTGATTCGAGATTAGCCACGCCGGTAGGTAGACCGGAATTACGCCCTCGTATAGTCGCTGTTTTGCCTCAAACTCTAGGGCCGCGGGCCTTAAATATTTAGTTATGACCTCTGGTACATTGAGCACGTTCGCGAAACCTTGCCGTAAGAATGGCGTGGCGGCGACGTGACTCTCATCCGACAACACGCACAGAAACTGATCGGCTTCTGGTATCTTTAGTTTTTGCACGCTACGTAGCCGTAACGTGATTGCCCGCCCAGCTGCGTTATAGGCGTCAGTAGTTATCTGCGGGAAATTACTGCAGTACTCTTGATGAATTCCCTCAGATGCCGATGAGCATAAATTTGATGGCGATATATCCGGCAAATCAAATGAACCTTTGCCGCTGATAAACTTGGCGTAGCCACACGGCGAAAAATGTGCGGCGATCCAAATACCCGGGTCAGCTCCGACAGACCTAATCATGCGAGTTACACGCGGCCATACGGACGTAAATTTCACGCCATATGAGTCTGTACCTCCATCCCATTTTGGATTCTTGCTTGTCTGTGCCGCGCTACTTCTGCTAACTGCGCCCGTGTGTCGCCAGATATATGCATGCCGCGTATACGCGGTTATTTGCTTATCTGATAATGCGCTATGCCAGTCAGCGGACAACAATGAATCAACTATCGGTATCTCGCCAGCTTCTTTGTGCGGCATTCCAATTCTGCTCCCATCCTAAAAGTTTATATGAATTACGCCGACCCATACTCTTACGGTAAAATGTCGAGTCGAACGTGTCCATGCAGTCGATCACTTCGCCAAATTCTTTTTTAGTGCCATCTGGCGCAACATATATCCGACTCACGCGGCCTGGGCCTTGTACGTCAATAATATCACTATCTCGGTCATCGGCGCGGACGAGAACACTTAATTGCTCGAAGTCGACGCCAGTTGACCACACGTCTGTGGCTATTACCCGCCGCAATGATCCGGACTCAAACTGACTGCGAAATTGATGCTTTTGCTGGTCATTGAGCGGTTTGTAACCGGCTGGTAATAGTCCACGTTTTCTGTATTTCTCGCAATCAGTTGGGGACATGCTGGAGTATACGAGCGTGAATTCTGGTAATAACGATCCTAGATATACAGCATGCTCAATTGTCTCGACAAGGATTAATATTTGATGCGTGTCCGGATACGCTCGAACAGCTTCAGCGATCATAGTGTTGCGGTCGTGATTCGTCCAGATGCCAAATCGTTTTCTAGCGACGCGATTTGTATAGCGTTCTGCGGGATTAAACGACATACGCACCGGAATCCACGTTACACGGATAGGTACAACTAAACCTAGCTCCACTGCTTCTTGATAATTAAGCTCAAAAATCATTGGACCAAATAGCGGCTCGAGGACTGCGTGCGCATTATCCATACGGGAATATGGCGTCGCGCTGAATCCGAAGTTACGGCTATGCCTATATCGTTGAGCTAATAATGTTGAGAAGTTAATGGTAGCGAGTTGATGCACTTCGTCACAGAATAAGAAGTCCGCATCGCCATCAGAGTGGGCAAGGCTTCCAGCAGTGATAACTGTCACACGCTCCCACTGCTTTACCCCATCGCCGACCATACCAATTTTGGGTATGAATCGCTTTAGTGACTTGACGATACGCTCAGCAACATCGACAGATTTGGTGACGATATGTATCTTGGCGTCAGGAAATAATAGGGCAGCAGCGCCAAGAAGTGTAGTCTTCCCGAACCCAGTAATAGCTTTGATTATGCCGCATGGCGCTTTACTGATGCGCTGTAAACATTCTTCTTGCCGCGATCTAAATGAAATACGACCAGCAAGGTTCGCCCACTTTGGCGTTAATGCGTCGGGGCGCTCTCGAGTGGGCGTTGTGTCCCGCATAGATATGCGGCAACCCATTTTCTTTAACTTCGAGATAAGTCGCGCGAGATAGCCTGACATGCATGTAATCTGTCCGTGCTCATAGCGGAATAATTTGTATTCTGTAGTCTGATAATATTGGCGCTGACCGGTTATGGGATTCTTGCGGCCGGGGCCTGTAACCTGCTCCACATGCTGATAGCGCATATCCGCTGTTATCTCATTAACCGTAGGCAGCTCGAGCGGCATGTTATCTGTACGACTAATCGTCAATAAGTTACCGCACCTGGTCACTAAGATATCTGGATGTTGTTTTTCATTCGGCATTTGCAGTGCCGCCTCTAATTGCTGTGACTGATATGATTTCAAATGTGCCATATTGCTCTGTGTCTGTGTTAAATGGCGAAAACCCTTTGTATTTTCCGACTATACTCAATAAGTCTTCAAATTCCTGTAAAGAAATTTCATCTGGTATTACAGCTGATATTAGAATTTCTGCTCCGGGTGGAAACGCCTCATGTACAGCATAATGTACGCGTACACCGTCGATATTCTTGTTGACTATGGTGCGTCGCCAATCGTTTCGCGGTGTACCCTCTATGATAGGGCACCAGTCTATTTTCTGTACAGAGCTGTGGTGCCGGTTAGCTAACTTAGCGGCATACCGCACGACGCCAGACCAGGCTGACGGCATAAACATTATGCGGCCAGCTGGATCTCTATCAAATGCGAAGATTACCTGCGAATGTTTACGCCGTTTAGCCGCACCTAGACATTCCCTGTTGAATCTCAGACGTATTACTACCTCTTGCACAATAACCTCATATCATGTGCTGAACAAATGCGACTCGTTCTGTATCGAGCTTAAAGAAATCTTTTGGAGAGAATATACGATCGCGCAGGCCGTGGCGCTGCACCAACGTATCTAACCAATTTAAGCGTAAATAATGTATGAATGCTTGTGATGCGCGTAGATCACCTTTAGGGCCACCACCCGCATTACGCCAGATACGCCATAAGAAATTTTGCGGCAAATCGTAATTTATGTCTGCAGGGTTGGATGTTTTCCACGTACGCAGTACAGTCGCGCAACGTAGATCTCGGCCACCACGTACCAGTTTAGTCGGGTCAGACACGCGTTTTTGCGTCTTCGGAGTTAGTCCGAGGAATAACGCTAACTTAGATGTACGATCCGGCATTCGTCGATCTACATACCAACGCGGATCAATAATAGTAGTGAGCAGCATGGCGGCATCTTGCTCAGAACAATTACCGATAAAGCTAAGTGCTGAATGTGCCGGATGTACGCTGTAAAAAGCCTTAGCTGAGTCGTCAAACCAGTCACCCGAACGTTTTACTTTAGCTATCAGTGCGTGTGTAATATAATCAGCATCTGTAATGGGATGCCAGCCGCCGCAAGCTGCTGGCAACATTGTCGATCGCATACGCATTAAAGTCGTATACGGGTCGAGAAGCTCGAGTGGGGTGTCGCATATATTTGGGCCGGCTATAGCGATTGATGCTAACTCTTTTTGCCGTTTGCGCAAATAAAGGCAAGTAATCATTTCTGAATTTGCGTGTACGCCTATTATTCGCACATTGGTCGTCAACCGCAGTAGTGGCGATGACAATAAAAACGTATCAACTGATTGCTGCGAATTTTGTGGCGAGTCTATACCATTTGCGTACCACACTTGCCCGTCATTCGCGACATGAAGTTTGATTGAATTCTCGTCTGTTGCGTAAAACATATACTCTATACGTCAAGCTCGACAGTTGATTCAAACAAATGAATCAGACTAGTCTCGTGTGTTACCAGTAAACATTGTAGCCCACGCGCCGTAGAAAGTTCTCGTAATTTCTCAAGTACCGGCGATAGCGCCTTAATTCGCTGCTGGTCGAGATACGCGGTTGGCTCGTCTAGTGCCAGCAGTCCGATCTCTTCTGCGAACAGCGCATTAACTGCTACACGGAATGCCAGCGCTAATACTGTTTTTTGGCCATAAGACAAACGCCTGGCTGGTTGCCGTCTACCATCGAAAAATTCTGCGGTAAATGACAGTGAGCCGTCATTTGCAGCTTTTATGAAAAAATCAACACCGAATACCTGTAATAATTCATTTATAGCTGCCTCTAACTTCTGTAAATTACGCGCGGCTACTAGTCTCGGCGCGGATTTGAGCGCCTCTTTAGCCTTATCGGCAATTGAGGCCCAGGCGCGGTAGCGTTCAGCTATGACCTCAGCCGTCTGTGCGGCAGTATATTTAGCGTATAGCGCGTTACGCGCGAATACGCGTTCCGAGTGCTGTTGTTCATAATTTTTACGTTTAATATAGCCGGCTTTTAACTCAACTAACGCTTCCTGCGCCGTATTGGCCACAGCGGCCGTCACACTAATGCTAGCAATTAGCGCTACAAGCTCACTGCGCTGCGCCTCCGTGGCGATAACGACGCCGGCCAGTTCTGCTATCTTTTTCTGACTCTCGGCCAGGAGGGGCGCTATACCGGCCGCAGCGGCGTTAAAATTCTCGTAGTCAGTGACAATTTTGGCCGATGCGGCTTCACTGAGCGTGGGCTGTGTCGTACTTGATAAGGCGGACAGCGATGATGTTAACTGTGCAGCTTCTGTATCTATAGCAGTTCGATCGACTACCCAGGCAGCGTGGCTATTACTTAGGCCGACATATGCGTTTAATGTACCAACGCATATCGATAATTTTGCTGTTAGCTCAGTTACTTCGCGCTTAGCTAGGTCCACATTAGCTGCCAGATTGCTAGTGGGTGTATTACATGTTGGGCAGACTACTAGCTTCTTATCAGGTGAGAATGTAGCTAGAAAATTAGTGCGAGCTTTAAGCTCAGCTTTAATATCCCAGCTCTCTCTATCCAACTTGGCTATCTCTTCGATATTTATATTAGCTGGTTCGACTAATTTGCTACGCGAGTCGGCTAGATTACTCAGTTTATCTGTAACCTGCTTGAGCGCCGATGACACGCTGCGGTAAGTAGCCCAGTGCCCTATTGCTATTTTAGCCGAGGTATACATTTCTGGATCACTACACGCAGATAAAGATCGTAAGGTGCGCAGGTTAAGCTCCTGCTGCTGTTGCTCGTCGATGGCGCTAGTCAAATCAGATTGCTGGATAATACAACGCCGCTCGAGTACTGCGAGGCCTGCTACGTGTTTCAGCCTATATTCCCAATCATTCACTAATTTTTGTTGCGTATGTTGAATAGCTAAAAAAGAATCTAGTGATGGAAGTTTAGAGATTTCATCGCCGATAATGGCGATATCTTCATCCAGTATTTGGAGTTCGGCGGCTATTTGACTAGAAGGCTCAATGACCTCGGGAATTATTAGCTTATTTAAGTGTTTTGCAATTGTGTCTTGGCACTTATCTGCGATTGCGGTTCCAAATAATTTCTGGAAAAATCTATCAACTTCCTGCGCGCCGTCCTCAATGAACGCAAATAGCTCATTCTGCGCGACTAATACAAATCGCGCGATAAACTTGCAGTCAATACCTAACAATTTTTCTACATACGCAGTCACGGCTTTGTCGCCACGTGCGGCCTCGACGCCATTGAGCATCAGCGTCGATGGTTCTTTTTCTGGCAACAAGTATCGCGTGATTACGAGATTATGCCCGGTATGCTCGAACTCTAGTCGCACATATGCCGAGTCTTCTGCGTCATTAAGCTGCGATACATTTTCAGCTTTTACGCCGGTGTTAGGATTCTCGCCAGTTAGTGCCCAACAAATAGCGCCAAGAAGATTAGACTTACCAGAACCAATACGACCTATAATACCCACTAAACCCCGAGTAAAGTTACAGACTCGATGCTTGTGCTGGCACCAGTTTTTTACTTCCAGCTGTACCAATTGCATTATTCAATTCCTTAGACTTTTTGAATTGCTCGAACTGCGACTCTAATTCCATACTAGGACTAGATGCAGTTGAGTCTACGAGCGCGGTAGCAAGATTTAACGCTTCCGGATGGCCAGCCAGCAACTCGCCGAGTGCCGTGGCCAAATCATTTTTAGTTACTGTTCTATTGATCTCCTGATCTCCGCGTGTCTTATCGACAATTGCGTCGCAGAATAAGTGCGCGCTTTCGCCAATGGCGGTGGATATACGTAGATACGCATCAGGGATATTCTTATCGAATTTTACACGGACAAGTGGCTTACTGATGTTGACCGGTAATGTCGGATCATACATGCGCGTTATATGCGCGCCAAATACTGATGCGCATAATTCGTCAAGTTCCGCCTGGGTGGCTACGACATAATTCGCCATTGGTCTGGTCTTGAGCGGCTGTAACTCGAAGCCTAACGTGCCGGCGCTGTCTGTAGTCACTAGATAAAAATGCTTCTCAGAACTTTCGCTTATATCTTGCATGCATGTTGAGCCAGCTGAAATTAGTGCGATGGGTTGGGCTTGCGCGTTTACTGAGTACTCAATTTTTGTGACATGAAAGTCACCACTAAGTACGCGCGTAACGTGGTGCACATCTGTTAATGTGCATTCTGGCCGCCCGATGTTCTTCATAAAATCTTTCCACACCTGATGGCAGACTAATATAGCTGTGTCTGGTGGTACTTGAGTGAAGGCCGCCTGAATATCGTTTCGCGGTAACCAATCGATACCGTATAGTTTTACGCCATTAATTTCAAATGTCTTTTGGTTTACATTTTGCGGCCAAGGGTGCACACTCAACCAGCTCACATTTCGGTCTAATTCGTGCTGCCCTTGAATGTAGTATACGGGTAACTGCGCGTCTGCCATACGCTGCATGGCTTCATATAGCTCTCGGATTGGCTGAGCGGTATTACGCTTCACATCGAGTACATCGCCGCCAATTACGAGCGGTAGATGTTGCGCTACGCAATAATCAATAATTTGCTGTAGGCTGTAATAAGCATCACCATAAATATCGGGGCGACTGGTCCACGCGCCGTCGGCAAGATGCAGATCAGCGCAAAAGACAAAAGTTGACTGAGACACAGGAGCTCCTAGTTAAAGAAATCTAGGTAATCGCCATCAATATTATCATCATCCAAATTATCTGTATACGCGTCGGAGTCATCGTGTGCGATGTCTTCATAATCTTCTGTCGCATTTTGTATGGCGGCAAATAGATTAAACATTTTACCGGGAAATATATCTTTTTGGTTATGCTGCGGTAGCTGCATATCAGCAATAAGTTTTAATGTGTTGTTCCAATCTTGCGGGCGGCCACTACTCCAACCATCATGCGATTGTTCGCCGGTAATGGTGCTGATCGGCGCCTTTGTGGCTGCGTTAATTAGTTTGAAGAAAGATAAAGAAAATACGGCACCAATGTCGGAAGGTGCCGGGCTCTTGCCGGTAAAGTTCAATCGTTTCTTCTTATTTTCTGGCAATATTCTACGCCCAATTACCGCAATAGCTGCATCAAATTGTTCGCGCATACCTATGAGTTCGCGAGCCATGGGTGTTAACCGGAATGGACACAATAACCCGTCAAAGGCCGCGAGCAATGTTAGTGCAGTATCGATACAATCGTAGTTGCGGCGGATGGCCTTGCAGTACGCGCGGATGAATACTAATTCATCTAATGACATTTTTTTGGAGTCAAAAACTGGCATGCTGATACCGGGGGATAAAGTGCGTGAGTACTTCGTGCTGAGCCTCGTCGTCAGCGATGTGATGTCGTGCATACTCTAATGAGTAGACTTGGATAGACACCGGCTCTGCGCTCGGTCGGCCGCTGGCGCGGGTCATCCTGTGGCTGTCTGACCAATTGGCTCTGATTTTTTTAGTAGCTGTAGCGATTTGAGCAGGAGTAGGCTCATAGGACTTAAGTGATCGACGCATGGTTTCCTTACAAGAGTTAAAACTATAGCAGAACTGGATATATGTCAAGTGGTTATCGCGGGGCTCAAATAATTCGGGGGCTAGGATTTGAACCTAGACAGAGGGGTCCAAAGGCCCTCGTGCTACCATTACACTACCCCCGATTGTCGTCAAATATTGTGGTCACGCCATTGGTGCTCTTCTAGGACGAATTGAATAATAGAGGGTAGAAGATTATCGCTATTCTCGCCCGTGAGGCGGTGGCGCCCGAGTCGCCATAATACGGAGGATAGCTCGTTGTAGCTTAACAGCTCACCAGCCGGTTTTGTTTCGGAGTCCGGCTGATAGTTCGCTATGTCCGCGATGGTGACGTAGTCTAATAGTACAAGTACGTCAGAGTAGTCATTACGTAGTTTGGAGATAAGTTCGTACGCTTCGTTTAATCGGCAGCGTGTTTCTTCAGTTAGCGCCATATCGGTGCTCCTTATTTGATGACTATTACTGGCCCGCCGGCTTCGTCCAACAATAATGCTGGACTACCAGGCATCGACCGGGTGGCATTGGCGGCGAATTCGACAAGTTCTTTGTAAAGTCGGTCTCCGCAATCGTGGCCGAGTCGTGAGATTAAAAATGATTTAACCGTTATATGCTTGCCGTTACTGTGTTTGGCGTACCAGTTACTATCAACAGAATTATCCATCCCTATTTGAGTCATTTGTTTGCCTTAATTTATCAACAAGCTGTGTAGTACTCGTTCCGGCGACGAGTGGACATAAGGATACACGAGATACAAGATTGGCGCCAATGATAGGTTTAGCCGAATAATCAGCTCCTTTTACTAGCACATCCGGACGGATATTTGAAATAAGCGTATAAAGATAGCTGTCGACTAGCTTGCCATCTTCGGCGTCCTGGCGTCTGCTATCGAATACGTATACGCGCGATACACAGGCTAATGCCGCTACATTTGCAGCCCGTGTAGTCTGATCCTGGACGGGCCGCGTGACGCCCTTTAGTTCTCGTACGCTAGCGTCTGAGTCTATAGCCACAATGACAATATCGCCCGTGTTCCTTGCGTGCGTTAAAACAGCGATATGCCCAGCATGAAGTAAGTCAAAACAACCGTTCGTAAACACTATTGTTTTATTTCGTAAGCGCTGCTGCTCTACAAATTCTATGAGCTCGGCTTCTGCGTGGCAAATCTTCGTATTGGTATCGAATCTACACGTGAGTCGCTTGAAATCTGCGAGGATGGCGGCAGGATCAAATTGTTTTTTACCATTAGACCTAACTCTATGGCCCGCCGCGATTAAACCGACCCGCATTGCAAATTCCATATCATCAGTGCCACTCTCGGTGGGCAACAGAGAGCAGGGCCCCAATAAGCCCATCGCCATACCAGAGAGAAAGATATCTCCGGCTCCGACACAATTACCTGAGCGATATGCGCGCGGATTCTGTATAAAGCCGTAGACGCCGTGGCGAACATAACCCACACCGTTGGCGCCGTCAGTGGTGATTAGAAACTCAGTGCCGGGCGGTAACTTACTATAAGCTGCGCGTACGATAGTTTCTAGATCGCCTGATATGCCAGCAATTTGCGCTGTTTCAAGCCGATTAAGTTTAAATGCATACATGTCGTGATATTCATGGATTAAAGCCGGTTTTGTGTCGACAATAATCTTAGCGGGCGCGCCGGCCAGCTTGAGCGAACGAGCGACCTGACTTATGCGCTTACGGGCATCTGAGTTAATACAGCCTTTCGCGTAATCAGCTATCAGCGTAACGACAGATGACGCAATATCGGTTTCAAGTGAATCCGCGAATGGCATAACCGTAGGGCTAACTCGCTCTGAGTCGTGTCGAACTAATATGTGCCCGTTACTATTTAAGTATCGCGTTTTTACCGGCGTGATAAATTCTGGGTCTAGCCTGATGTTGGTTACTGGAATGTTGCGCTTTAGTAAATACGCAAGCATCATATGTGCGTCACTACCTGGGCCATATGTTGAGTACACAGATAACTCAACGGGCAAACGTCTAATTGCATCAATAACAATACCCGCGCCACCCGGCTTGATGCGGCGAGATTCCGGCTGACTGACAAGCGCGATTGCGGCATGCTCGATATTGCGTATCGATGGCTCTGCGCGCCACCACACGTCTACAAGTAGATCACCTATAACGGTAATTTTAAGTCGGTTCATTGTGTTCTCATTGAATTAAACTGGGAAGCAGACTACAGCTGCAGCCGTATCGAGGGCGCCGAATAAATATACTCCATATACCGAACACTCGCGAGGTCGCCCGTCAGTGGCTAATTCTCTACGTGATTTACGATCTAATAGCGCGCTATGAATAAATGGCCGCTTTGCGCTGAAGTCAACGCCAATGCCTATGTTGAAGTCTGTGTCAGGTAATTCAAGGATAGTTACTACCGCGGCGGGGGAGGAGGAGCCGGCGATAACGCGGATAGGCGAATTAAACGCATCGGAGACCTTCTGCAAGTCGGAAGGTGCGCGAAAAGAGATTGCCATTTTCCCGTTAAATTGACCCAAATTAGATTTGATACGAACTAGTCGCTCATCGCTAATGTCGCTGCCGTGGATGGACCAGAATAGCGGGAAAAATAAGTTTGCACAAGCGAGAAGCTGTAGCGGAACTTCACTCGTAGCGTAACCCTTGGCCATGGCTAGTGTTAACGCTGCAGCTGGCACTTCAATGTACTCGCCAGTTTCGAGCATTACGTGAGTTCTATCCCGCCGGTCTGTGTAAGCTAAGCCCCACAGCTCAGGACCGAAGATACCAGAAGCCAACTCTGGTCGATAGACTACGATCTGTAGCGGCTCGAGTTCGAGGGCATTAACGGCGCCTGGTGTAAATACTTTGAGTAGGTCAACTCTGTAATTTGAAACTCGGCGATTAGGCGGATTTGCCGCAATGACGGCGGCTAGCTCTTCATTGAATATGTAGTCTAACGTGTCAGCTGTGGCGTACTCTGGACTTGCAGCTAATACATTCAAGAATGCGAGTACCACACTAAGCCGGATGGTATCGCCAGACTCAATACCATTAGCGGCTAATTTATCCGCATACGCCTGGGACTGTAATCGCGCGATAATCGGGAAGTTTACGCCAGACCAATTGAATTGCGGGAAATGCGCGATTAATGTACCTGTAGCCCGCAGGAATGCAGCAGAATTTCGCGCGGGATCGGAAAAGGATAGCTGACATAGTTGCACTATACTAAACGCTAAAGTTGCGATATCACAAGACTCAACCGCCTGGCTCTGACTTCCGGCGTATTCTTTTAGGACTGTGCTCAAAACATCGGAAGGACTCGAAGTGCTCGCCACCGTCTCTAATTGGGTCATTTATGCACCCTCCTGTGTAAACGGTCTTGCATGCTAACAATAATGCGGGAAAGGTATCGCGGTATGGCGCGTATATGAATGTGTCTTTTGTGCGCGTGAGTGGAGGAGAAAGTAAACGCACTACATGTAATTCGTTAAATTGGATATCACGAGCTTGCGCTAATACGCGAACCATCGGCGCGAGTGTTGTTAATCCTGGCTGAGCTTCTCCGGTATGCACAATTAAGCCTGGCTTGCTGCCAGCCATTTGTAGCAGTTGCTCCGCTAGTATCAGCGTGTCTGTATATAGTGTCGCACCTATTACCGAACCGAAATTAGTGGTAGTGTCGGCCGGCATGTAGTGCGACACCGATTCGCCGATTCCGCCATGAACGGAGATGGGGATATTGAGATCACAACAAGCGGCAATAATACTTTTTCTTCGGCGGTGTTTTGGAAAGATGTATCGGCCCATAGCCTCACCAAGTCCAATGCCTTCTTGGGCGCCCCGACGGATAGCCGCAAGGAGTGGGCCGAAATCGCGATAACCGGCAGCTATATATTCCTGCTCTGCCGCCGCAAATGTTAGCGCTATACCGGTGACGTAATGCTTCTTCAGAAGCTCTCGAATTACTGCGTGTATACCCGCGACGATGACGTCAACAGATAAGAACAGTACTACTGGAGTTTGATTTTTCCGTGCAGTAAATATTTGATGAGCAACAGATATACACGCGGTAATTCCGGAAAATTTGGATAACGTGGTTGACGCGCCATGAGGTGTTACTCCGTGTGTTGTGTAGTTTGTCCGCTTAAGCGTAATTTGTTTAGATAAATTTGTATCAAAAACTGGATATTTACTCTGGCCATTAGTGGGCAGAATGATACCGGCAATGGAGTCTATTACTATATCTGATTTCAACATTGGGCCAGTGCCGCAGAGCAACCACTCGGCATTAACGATACGGGCTATTGCTAATCTACTTAACGTGGCAATACGCACACGATGCAATCCGGCTAATATGCGCTGGACGCCATAGCGACTAAAGCCTGTGGCGCGGCTATACGCAGAAATATTACCACCGAAGACATACTCGCCTATATACCGCAAACGCGCCACAATGGCGTCATGCTCAAGGGACGTCTTCGAGGATTCGCGTTTCTTTCTTTTCCGTAGCTTTTCTTCCGACTCTATAGAGTTGTCCGGTTCCATTACACAATCTCAGGCCATGGCGGCTATTTAATACGATAGCAGTTAATTCCGCGTAGCCGGTAAGTAGCGTACTCGGATATTTAACGTATTCACCAAGTAAGTCTACCGCATTTTGATATTCGCGCAATTTCGTTGATGACGAGACAACTATTGATAATTTATGTTTACGGCTAGACGGACGGCGGGCGTTTGGTGCTGAAATAAAAAATTGTCGTATTTCGATTTGCCAGCCGAATCCGTCAGGTGAGGCTATCAATTCCCACAATGAACCAAGTGTATGCACACTTAATTCTTTCGTTAGCCGTTTATACCTAACCTGCTCTTGCCGTAAAACCGCGGCTAACGTGCGTGTGGCCGTCATTGCGGCAGAATGCGACCAGCCATCTTCCGTCAAGCCCTTAGACGGTATACGAAATTTTTCAACACGATAGGTGGCTACCGCGCTCGGAGATATACGCAATATAAACCTACGAGCGCGAATAAAGCGACGAAAGATATCTTCGGCAGATCGAGACGCGCAGAACGGACATATAGCGTTCTGGCTACACGGCTGAACTTTAAGCACTTTATGCTTCCGCTCAAGCTGCGCCTGTGATGGCAAGCAGTACAGACAATATCGCACAGCACGATGCAGCATCGCCGTACTATTATCTGGCGTAGTGGGCAGCCAAAGATCACGACATACCAGCTCTTTACAGCGATTGAACCACATGCGATGCGCCCGGTGCAAATAGCGTAGGGTACCGGTAAACGTACCCACACCCCGCGCCCGCCGATAATTTGCGGCTGGTTTGATCACATGCCCGTAAGAAAAGCGCTGCGTACGATATCGTAATAATTTAGTGATCCACCACTTGTGTGGGTAATACTTATCGAAGGACATGTTAGCTCAGCTCGGTGTTATAGCAGTGAATGCCTTAAGATGATCTACATATGTGTACGCTCGGCCATATACGGTGTGTTGAGCTTTTGTAATATCTATGTGGCTGACGAGCCGCTCCCGGCGGCGACGGGGCGACCAGGATGCCTGAATCTCCGCGGTCAACTTAGCTATCATCTTTTGGCTTGGCGGACGTTTTAGTCGTTTAGCCTTCTGCCCGTATCTGCGTCGGGGCAATTTATATAGGTGACGCAATTTACGCAGCTGTACCACAGAGATACCGAAAGATGTGGCGATCGCAGCATCTGTACTATATGTGTACCATACTAGCAGTAATTGCTTCTTTGTGGGTGGTGGCTTTGCCACGTAGTAACTCCTATTGTAATTCTGCGGTTTTATGCGCTAGACGCGCGTCTATTAAAATCATCGCACTAGCATAATCCTCGACTTGTACAAATGGCAGCGTAGATGTAAGGTGCGCTAATTTTGATGGGCCTATACCAGCAATATGCATTTCAGTTCGAGCCTCGTCATCGAATATCGCAGAGTGCGTGCACGACACGGCATCCGCGCGATTGGCGAATACGATAATCCGATTATCAATAGACGCAAAAAATGCTGTGCCAGTATCGCTAGATATTACCCATCGAATCGGTACTTCGCCTTTATCGATGTATTGCCGGCGCTCTACCGGAGCCGAGGATTGTGCATTACGACCATGGCAGTATTTAAACTTCAGAGCGCTACCGCACGGACACTGCGCATTTCGACTAAACTTATTTCGCGGTTTACCTGCATTGCGTGACATAGTCTAGTCCCACCAGTGTGTATGATATTTACCCATAATAGCGAATAACCATTTCTCATCGCGGGTGCGCATGGCGGCATCTAACTCGAATGCCTGCGCTGATTCTCTTTGCACGATTTGTTGCTGCTCGGCAGTTGCTTTATCCCAAACTATCTCCCACTCTATGTGTTTACTATCCGGAATAGGCGTAAAGACACTTCGACCTGGGCCCCATTTAGCCGCATGACGTTTGTAGTTAGGAGAATAATAATTACGTTCTGTGCGCGACAAGCGATTTGCGAGTCGAGAGGCAAGTTTGATACTTTTGTCTCGAGTGCCGCTTGGGTCTACACTGGAATTATTAGATGTAAATTCGTGAGTCATTCGGCGTAACTTGAATGCAATTAACTCTAGCAGGTGATCATGATCGAAATCATAGCAACTCCAACCGAGCCGCGCATAAGCTATGGCCCGAGTACAGTTTCTAAAGAATTTATGCACAGGCCGCACACCCGGAATTCGGCGGAAGCGCGATAGTATAGAGCGCGAACGACGGCGGAATGCGCAACGATAACCGAAGCGGGATGCAGCCATAACTTCTCCTTGTGTTTATTTCTTGTATCTAGCTAGTACGCTTACGCCATCGCAAACTGCTCGGATGTACAGCTCTGACCAATAGGTACTACCGCTGATAACTGGCTCGCCTTCCATAAATCTTTTACCTAGGCAGTTCTTCGCATAATAGTTGGACCATTTTGCGGATTTAGCTATAGACGCATGTGCGCGGGCAACCACATCTGGACTAGATCTGGGCGCAGTCCAGCCGCCGGCGAACATATTAAGAGCGTAACGATAAGCATACTCAGGGGCCCGGGCGATACAAGACTCACCGATGGGCCACGGCGTCGGCGAGTCGCCCAGCATGCGGACGGCGTACTCGTAGGCCAACGCGGGGTTGGTGGCAATTATGGGCTCACCTAAGCGCCATCGACCTCTTATGACGTCCGCAGCGTAGGCGTAGGCGCACCCAGAGTCTGTGGCGATCGCGCGCTCGCCACGCTCGAATCTACCTTTTAGTATAAATCTTGCGTAATTATACGATAAAGAAGCAGATGTCGAAATTGCATGCTCGGCGCGTTTGAATCTACCTTTTAATACTTCGCGAGCATATAGGACCGCAGCGGCCGGATAGCCGCATAAATACTCCTCTATAATAGCCACCCCGCTTGGCGAGATGATGTGATTGCGCAAGAAACTGATATAGTCCCCCACGACATGCTCGTCCCGCATTATGGCGCACATGAGATTACGATCGCTAGCCATTTCCACGTCGCCACCGTGTGTGATGTAGTTAAGTGCTTGTTTAGACGTAAGAGTTTGAGTATCCATAGAAAACAATGCGTTACTCCGCGGGCAAGATTGTCGGGCGAGCTACTAAATAGGCAGAAAATATCGCCAATATTTTAGCGCTATCATGGGTAGTTAATTTATCGGGATAATTGGCTATGAGCCCCCGTATCGTATCCAGGTCGCGAGCATCTAGCTCAGCATATGGGCGCACCACGAAAGCTAGATATAATAATACGGCCTCGCTATTGGCTGCAACTATGCGCTCTAATTCAGGCCAAGGTCGCTTCAGCACTAGCTGCGCATAGGCGACGGCATTGCTGATAGCCTTGGCCGCCTTGGACGGATTCGTACCACCGGTGATGTCCTGTAATATATTGTTCTCGCCTGCATAAAAACGGTCATGGAGGCAATGGTAAGCATAGTCCAGCGAACAACCGGAATCTGCCGCAATATACGGCTCAGCTAGTGCCCACGGACTATGTAATATTGTTTGACAATAGGTGACCGCGGTACGAGCATCGGCGCTGATGGCCGGCTCCCCCAATCGCCACCGACCGCCGACAACGTCCTGAGCATAAGCCAGGGCGTAGACACAATTCTCACTAATGGCGGGCTCACCACGCGGAAATCGCCCATGGAGATAATTACGCGCATATGTAAGAGCGTACTCTGCTGATTGAGTTAATAGGCGCTCCTCGCGAGCGGTAGCTCGTCGAACGCGCGGAATATATTTGGTAGCGGATGGGGTGGGGTAGAGGGGAGGACCATAGCGGTCATTTAATCGTTCAAGTAGCACATGTAGCTCGGATCGCGTGGCGAGTCCGGTCGTGTAATCGGAGCTGCCATAATCGCCGCAGCGGGCGGGGGGAGACGGGGGTAAGATGTAGCCGGCGAAGGGTATGGCGGTCGTGCTGGCAGTGGCATGGCACGTCGTCTTGCTCCAGTCTGTCGTCCTGCTCCGGTCGTCTGATGCCGCTACCGCTACAGCACCTAAGTCCCGGAAGGCGCGTAGGGCGGGATCTGGGGGAACAGGCTCGAAGCCGACAGGGTATACCGGCTCCCAGGTCATGGTAGTGAGGATAGAATGGATTGGTTGCACGGGGGCGGCATCCGGTGTGACAGTGTAAGGTGAGCCCGATCTCGGCGAGAAAATCTGAGATCTGGTCCGTTGGACTTCGAGTGGATCGGGTCCCCACGTGGCCTGGTAGTTATTTAGCGGCTTCATTGTGCATTTGATCGGTAAAATCTCTGTAGCTGTAGTGCCGGTGCCATTGTAGCGAAAATTAAATATCATATGGCACCCCAACATGAGCCTGGGCGAGAGTCCATTGCCCGAGCGAGAACAGCGCGGGCCACCAAAGTTCAGCTGGCGCCACAAAAAGACTGATCATTGACGGGATCCAACCTATCGACAACCATACACAAAAATAAATATCCCAGCATGCAACCCAGAAGGGTGAAATATTACACTCGCAGAAAGTGGACCAGATAGGCTTAAACATGAAAACTCCAAAGTAATGTTGATTAATATTTAGGCACCATACAATTTTTGACAAATTAATTAATGGTGCAGAGCCTAAACACGTGTTTGAAACATTTATTAGCCCTATTTTCCTAGCACCAAACGCACTTCAGAATCCATAATCTTAACGAACTTCGGGCGTTTAGATGAATACAATCTTAGATATAGGAATATGAATACTATTCATTACAATATATTAATCATTTATCTAATTTAGGGGCGCTATAAGCGCGCCACTAAAATTTATTATGTCGGGAATACAGACACCCGACGTAATAAAATTCTACTCCGAATAATTAATCTGTAACACGACTGATGGCGTCAGTGGCCGTAACAGTTCGTTGAAATACAATACGATACACTCCAGATGGTAACAACCAATCGCCATGCTCTGGATGCGAGACTACAGCAGCCGTATTAAGCCGAAAAACTGGACCACTAAACTCTAACGCTCGACCAATAGACTTAAGCATATCAGCCTTCGCCCAGTGCCGCTCGAGCACGCCGTTAAATCCGCTGGTTGCCGACGCATCATCGAGCCTTACTTCATATGCATCGAATGCGTTGCTGGCTTCTGGTGCAGCTAATATGGGCTCGATCACTTTATCCATCGCCGCGCCTCGAACCTTCCAATCGTTTTTCGATATGATATCCTTGCCGATATCGCGATCCTTTAATTGATAAATTTCAGTATCTTCGCTAACTTCCAGATAATGCCGCGATCCTTTTGTATTCCCCGGCGCGAGTTGGAATGGTCCAGGTACGCTCGGTATACGCGTAAAGATAGCTGGCAACTCATCGATAACGCTATCGCTTACCTTCTGAATATATATATCACCCTGGCGAACAGCATCGCCCACAACTGCCGCTTCAGGGAAAAATTGCATTTCATCATTTTTGATACGCTCAGCTACTTCTACCACTGCCTCAATTGTCTGCGATATCTCTAGTACTTCTGTCACTGTTTGTTCTCCACCGGGACTTAATCGATAATATCCAACTAACTTACGATGCGCCAATTACGTGAATGGCGCAATTCGTTATTGCCAGATATGGCGAATACGCGCCATCAGCCATCCATTTTTGTGCGTTTTCGCATGATGTGATATTGGTATTCTGGCGTACTAACATGGTCGGCAAAGACTCGCGGAGGCGCTTCGCGGTACCTATGGGCCAGTTCGCGGCATTGATTTCTGATCGATCTATTTCCATCGATCGTATATTCTCGACCGGCCTGGGTACCCTAATCGTATATTTCCTACCAGTCGATCTACACGCCACAAGCATAACTCGTGTGGGTAGCTCTGTGCTATGTTCAGGCGTGGGTATCTCCACCAGGGCCTCAACGGTATTGTCTATCCAGTTTTGTCGGCACTCAACAACAATACACTTTGTCTCCAACATATAGCGAGTCCAGCCGAACCGCTCAATTGCAATTCGTCGCTCCTCTTCATTGGTTATAGAGTGTATCACTTCTGGCGTTAGCAGATCCGGCCGCATCACAATCATCTCGCCTAAGTCTGGCCGTAACCTGTGGCCATCTATGTACCAGTGTGGCCTACCGACTGCGTATTCAATTGCTGGCCCGCTATCGCAGTGTAGTTCACCTTGCGCATTTAACTTTAACGTTGGCCTTTTCGCGAGAATCAAGATACATAATTCGCCCGTGGCTCGTAAACGCATTTTTGGGTTTAGGCCAAAACTGTCCGCGACTGGCATACGCTTTTTTTCCGTAAATGCCATATAGCTCGGCACGTAATGCAGTAATTTCGTAGCCACCGCGGCCGATGTGGCTGTAGCGTGCACAATATCGTGGAATATCTCGTCCATGATTGCTTCTTTCCCGAACTGCGCCACTGTATTCGGCAGCGCAGCTTCTGGGAATATATCACTTAAACTCATCGCGTGGTCACCGGCATGCCGCACGTTCCTGGATACCAAATTACGGTCAAATTTTGTGGCAGCCATAATTTCCCGGTATGCGGCGGCGTGTGGCTCGAAGCTGTGGATCAATCTGCTGGACTCCACATCAATATCGCCGTCATTCTGCCTAATTTGTTGCTGCAAGCCTAAGCGAGTTGTACCAGCAAGCTGCGGCGTCGGCGGCTGTATGTTGCTATCGCACATATAGGTCGCTATAGCCTGGCATGATGCGCTTTTGTGCCAGGGGCCCCCGGCACGCGCCAATCTATTCGAGATCGGCCCGCAGCGCTTAATGTTACGTATAAACGTGCTATCTATTCCGATCTTGGCGCACAGTGCTTCTACTCGCTTTTTACTGCACGCACCGCGTATAACGCCCTGGGCTAGAATAAACTGGATCGGCGAGTCTACGGTATATACTCTCGTATTCTTACCGATTAGTTTGTGAATTAGCCGCGTAGCGCCTTCCATATCTGCTGGGCCGGTATTAAGCAAAGTTTCGCGCCACTGGGCACATACTTTATTGATGATATTTTTAACGTATTTACGCATGACCTATCTCCGACTGTTGGGTTACCTTACACGTTTGATTTTGTACGCACATTTCCATTGTTAGGTCAGTGGGCCATATATACGGTAAATCAGTCGGCTCTACCCAGCCAAGCTTCCCGTAATAAATTGGATCTTTTCGTAGTAGATTACTGCGATGGCTTGCGTGGAACGCCGGATCTCCCAGCCACAGCGGCGGGATCACACCGTGACCTCGTGCATCAAGCCACGCCCCTGCTGCTATAAATTCAACTAGTAAGTTATCGACGTAACCGCGCGATTGCCACTCGCGGCAGATGGCCTGCGCGTAGGCGCATAGCGCGCCCTCACAGCCCCGCCACATGCGCACCGCGGGGTGATTGACCCACCCACTCGCTTTGGGCGTATGCGAGCCCACAGGCACTCCTAGGGCCAATAATATTTGCTTACACTCAACCCGCTGCTTCCCTAGCCGTTTCATGTCTAGCATCATTGCTGACGCACTATAATTAATATCCGGTAGAAATGTTTGCATAAGCTATCTTATTTGTTTTCCTGCCTCGTCCCGGGTTAGTTAATTGTTCCGCCCAGTATCACGCGATACCGGCCTCTAGTGCCGCTATAGGCCTCACAGCCTTGGCGCTCGTAGCCATGGGCGGTCAAAGCCTGAGCTAGAAAAACCATTTTTATCGTAGCCCTCGGCATTGTACTTGTTCATGTTAGTTTCCAACTGCCTCATCACGGGTTAGTTAATTGCTCCGCCCAGTATCGCGCGATACCGGCCTCTAGTGGCGCCATAGTCTCTAGATAGCCGTATCGCCGCAATTTGCTGATGTCCGCGCATGTATAGCGCTGATACTGCTCTGATAGTATCTTTGGTATTGGTTGTTCCGGCCGTAGTACCGTTTTACCAGTAGTCGCGTCGCATATCCGGGCTAGCTCAGAAAAACTACGGGCTACGCCTGTGCCAATATTGTAAACCCCAGATGTGTGTAGTGTGGCGTGATCTAGTAAGAACAGTGACGCATCCACCGCATCATCAATATAGATGAAGTCTCGTTTAATGTTTTCACTGCCGTCGAATAGTGTCGCTCCGGCCGCGTGCGAGTCATGCTCGACAATGGTTGGCGGCAATCCGCGCGCGCTTCTAAGTATTTTGCCAGCTAGACTCATCATGTCTAATTTATATTCTTCGCCCGGGCCGTACACATTGAAGTATCTAGCGCCAATAACTGGAACTTTAAACCCTCCCGGTCGGCGTCGGCTTTTATGTATCGGTATGTGTTCTCGCACATACTGGTCCGCCATATATTTTGAACAAGCATATATAGACTGCGGCTTTTCGCATTCTGGTTCTTCTCTAAATCCAGCTACGCCTTGGCCGTAAACGCTCGCGCTGCTTGCGTATAGTATTGGCGCATTATATGTATGCGCTAATTCAATCATATTACGCGTAAAAACAAAATTATTATGTAAACAACCCATTCCGTTCCGCGCGAGCGTAGTTGTCGTCGCACCGAGATGGATGATTGCGGTAATGTTTATTCCTAGTATCTTATGTTTGGTTGCAATAGCCCGCCGGAAATCGTTCTCGAAATGAAAGTCGGCGAACTGCTGCTGGCATAATCGTTGTAGCTGCCCCGCTCGTGGAAATCGTTCAACGCAGATAATATCGCTATGTCCGCGCGCATTCAGCGCTTTGAGCATCCTTGAGCCGATAAAGCCGCACGCACCCGTTAATACAATCACACTATTCCTCCTATATCTTTTTATCGCTTATGGCTTCTGCTGCTAATAAAAATATCTCGATTGGAATCGGGTCTTGGCGCGCTATAGGCACATATAGCTCATTAAATGCATATACCTCTCTGCTAATTGCGCCTGACGGGTGGCTGATTAGCCTGATGCGCAATTCGCGCGCGGCGAGGTCTAGCACGCAACTCGCATAGTCGCCGTCGCTCGATTCGCACCTGATCATCGCCATCGGAATCGACGCAAGCGCTCTTAACATCGTGTACGCTATTTTCTGGCCGCCAAATGCCCGCACCACGTCCTGTCGCACAAGCGACGCGCGATTCCAGCAATTCTTGAGGTCAAATTCTATATATTTAACTCCTTTTCTTCGCCATTTATTGGCGTTTTCCCACAGCACCGCGAGCCCCTTCCTTGTGTATAAACTACTATTACATAGATATTCGTTGTGGTGTTTCGGTGTAAGCTGTGCTGTAAACTCGTGTATATTCTTTAGGGCGGATATTGATGACATTGTTCTACTTTCTGTTCGCCACGGCAGCGCAGTAGTACACACTAACTACGTTGCCCGCTATCTAGTTAGTTACTGACAACCACAGCGGCAGCCAGTCGTACATACGGTGCACGGGGATGTCCGCTTAGCGGCGCCAGTATTTAGCCAATTCAGTCGCTTTGTTACTCGCAGTGTCCGCGCGAATCGAGCCCGCGGCCGCAACTTAAATTCTTTCATAGTAATTCCGGTTACTTCGGCCGCGGTATTAAACGGCATAGTCGCACAAGCGGAATCGTTATTATTTAATTCTCGTGATGTGTCGGCACTGAAGCACGTGGTCATCGTTAACATAATAGCAGCAATCAACAATAGAACTGGCATAGGAATCTCCAAAAACGCAACACAAATGTCGGCACATACGTGTGCCGACATACTCCGCATCAAATTCTATTTATGTGGACTAAACTACGTCGCTTGCGCAAAGTTGCCATAATGCGTGTAGCTCGTCATGTTGTGGTAGCCTGCCCCACTCGCGGCGGTACACGCGGTTTACCGCCTCCCGCGCTGTAGCAATTTGGGCGCGCATATCTGCCGACATTGTGCTGTTTTCCGCGGCACTAATAAACTCTACTTCGATCGCCTCGTGGTCGATCGCTAGGGTGGCGGCATATAGCTTTTTAAGCAAGTTATCGACTATGTCCGCTACTTCGTCACCGTTATATAGTCCGCTAGCATTCGCTCTACCTGGCATCTTATTTAGCAATACTGCTTTAGTGCCGGGCTTATTCTTGTGTGTTGCTGCGCTATCCAGCGCAGTCCACTTAACGCCACCGTAAGGCGGCTGAATCGACCACCAAGCCATAGTTACCTCTGTTTTATTAAGCATGCACAGGACCGCTCACGAGTACCGACTAGTGTGAGAAGTCTTGCGCACTAAGCCACGACGTCTACCAATTTCTTTTCGCGCTGTAATGCTTTACGCAAAAAGCGTACGATCTTTGGTAAACACGCCGCAACGTGCGATACAAAGACTGTATTAGCTTTACCGTATTGTTGCTCGAAATTTCCCATCTCGCCCAGGTGCGCACCTACGGCGAAGGCGTATAAACCTATTCGTAGTCGTTCACGCACAAATGCGCACACGCTGGTAACATGCTTTTCAGCCGGATCGCCGCCATAACCCTCGCCATGTGGGAGTCCGTCTGAAATGACGAATAAATACTTCCGCTTCGCTGGATCCATATTAAGTAACTTTGCAGCTTCCTTAATTGCGTACCCGTCGTAATTATTAGACTGCGCGACGATTGCGCCGAGGCCGCTTAGGTCGGCACCTCGTGCGGCGTGATCGGCGGTCGAGCTATAGTGTGTATACAGCGACACATCGATGCGGCCGGATCGATTAGCCGTGTGTCCGTAGATATGTAGATGCACACCAGGAATTTGTTTAACCGCTTCAGCGAGCACTATACATATTTCACGTGCGTGAATAATTTTACTGGCGCTACTCATACTGCCTGATTGATCAACAAGAATACCGACAGCAACGTCTGGTAATTTAGTGATAGTCTGTTGCGACCAGATATGCTCACAATCGTAACCTAATTTATGTAATCCACCTTCATCGAGGTCGCCGGAGCGTGTACCGTAAACTTCACCAGTACGCCGTCCATTCTGAAACTCAAGTGCATCGCGTATCTTGCCTATTGCCTGCCGTGACTTCGCTACGATATCGCGCGCCATTGTGCGCATGTTGGCAGTTATTTCCGGCACTACATGCCGTATCGCCGGCTTAGCTCCGTCGGCATTTGCGATATACGCCACGTATGCTTCTTCAGGATCATTTCGCGCTTCGTCATTAACCTGATTTAGCTCACCTAACGCAGTTTGCGCGTTAGGCGCCGGCGCCGCGCCGAACAATTGCTCGTCGGCGACGTTCATTTCTTCAAACAGCGGTAATAATTTTCGGATCTTCTGGCCAAATTCTTCGCCTATAGTCGCCGCAGCGGAACGTTCTCGCCGCCCACCGTTCATTTTGCGGTCATACGTCGTTATCGCGATATCTAACAATTCTTCACTGGTGAGGCCGGCGCTTCCGGCCATCTTCTCCAATGTCTTAAGCGTAGTATCCGACACATTCGAAATATCCCCTGGCGGCTGGATGAGATCACCATCGCTATCTCGCCCGAATAACTCCTCTAATTTAGTCATAATTTCGGCATTACTCGTCGCAAATGCCGACTCAGTCATCGCGTCAATATTGGCAACTGCGCCGGACGGCGAAGCGCAGGCAGCATCTTCGATCCATTGGATACTATCTAAATACTCACCAGGAGCATCCGCCGTGCTCGCAGCATTAATCACAGCATCTACTGTATTCGCAAACTTACCAAGGATCCGTTCCCCGTCCTCCGGCTTGACCGCGTTTCGGATGGTCTGGCTTATGGCTAGAAGTGGTGCGCGGCCACCTGTGCGCATATTCATTGCGCCCGAACAATTCATATAACTATCGCGTAGTCCGCTAATTGTTCGTGATTTTGCTAGCGTATTAATGCCAGTAGCCAGCTTCGTCAAAGCTATCTCGGCTGCGTTTATAGCGCCGGTCGCTACGGCACATATTGCCCCGGCCATATCCTGTACCGCAGCACATTCTGGTGGAGGTTTCTCGCCAAATACATCCCGCATAATGCCGCCGACGCGTGCGGCCAGTTCGCCGTCGTGCGTCCCATCTTGTTTCGCCTCCTCAATCTGCGACGCCGCCTCCGCGACAGATTGGCTAAATTTATCTTTGAGCTTATCTCGTAATTTTCTTGTAGCTTCGCGCAAGTGATCGCCGATGTCGCTCGCCAGGGCGAGCAGCGCTGCTCGCTCGTTACGTAAGGCATCTAGTACGAGACTCTCATCACCCTGTATAAACGCATTTGCGTCGAACGCATCTATCGTGCCATCGCTAGTGAGCTGGCTTAATTCTTGCTCAAAATGCTGGAATATGCGTGCAATCTCTTTTTGAATACTCAAGCTGCTCGAGACTGCCGTCGAATATCCGGCCGAAGCGGCGGGGTGCGCCGCTAGCGCCACCTCGCTGGCAATAGTGGTCTTTATAGCCATCTGCGCTGTCGTCATTAAATCATTAAGCGCCGATAGCCTATCGATTTCTGCGAGATCCTCGCTTACAGCGGCCATATCTTCTGGCCTAAGGCCGGGCCCAGCTGCATCAGAGTTACGCGCATATTCATTAATCATTTCACCGCACGCGCCAAGTGCTCGCTCATTTGCGTCTGCAATCGATGCGTTCAGCTCTCTTTTCGTGTCAAACTTCGCCGCCATTTCGGCTATAGTTTCGCGTAATTGTGTTTCTAATGCTCCGCTAACCTCGGGCGTAGTCGCCACAAAGAACGCGCGGATTTCAGCAATCAATGCCGCACATACGTCAAGGATACCATCCGCCACTATCTCTGCTCCGAGATGCCGGCCGATAATCTCATCGATTTCTGTTGGTAGCTCAAACTGCCCTTCATCGTCAATCATGTTATAGGCAATCTGGCCGATCATCGTTTCTAGCGACATTGGCGCTGTTGCAATTTTTTCCCGGACTGCGGCAAAACGCTTAGCGTGCCGGCCTATATACGGGGCAAAACCGCCCCAATCTGCCACAACAGTTCTACGAGAAAGTCTAGTGATCAAGCTCTTTGCCAGCATGCCCGATAAGCATCTATCGGTATGTGTGACGGCTAATTCCGCGCACCTTTCCGCTGTACTGGCGGCTATAATCTCACCTATACGCATTGGTAATGATTTTAATGTCGTGGTATTAATAGCGGTGATTAGGTCTACGCTAAATTCCTGTGCAATTTGTACTCGCAACAGCACGAAACCCGTCAACGCGTCAATCGCAGCATCATCCTCCTCGGTTCCCGATGCCGTGACTAGCGTATCCGGCGATACATAGATAACCTGGTCCTTCTTGCCACTTGGTAGTTTTTGCGCTTCACCGTTAATGTCGCTGCCATCACTAAATTGCACGATATAATTTACGTTTTTATCTTTATCGCTAACTGTATTCGCGTTACGCGTTAATGCCCGCAAAGCGCGAATAGCCTTATTTTTCAGATCAGTGTCAGCCAAAGTGCCGTAATAACACGATCTGGTAAACGTACTACGAAATAAGCTGCTAGGTGAGTAATCTTTGTAGTGGCTATACTTGAAGCTATTCTTACGATACCAGCGCGAATCAGTGTCATCGATTACCGACTCATATGAGTAGTCATCGTAAATGGGTCCCTGATAACCGCGCCAGCTCAGCGCGGCCTCGGCGCCATCGTCCCACAAATTATCCAACGGTCTCGACCGAGCCGCGCGATCCAGATCATCGCGGCTCCTGTTGTCGAGCTCGGGTTGGGCGGCGTCAATAGCCTTATTTTGCGTATCAGTCAATCGCCAGTCCCGACGCATATCTGTTCCTTTACTTAGAGTGATCCGTCCGAATCGTCCTCATCGTCCTCGAGTGTTCCCGTTGACGGAGCCGCCGCCGCTAGGGCCGCCACCTCGGCCGCAGCCGCTGCGAGCAAATGCCCAAATTTACCTTGAATCACATTCTGTACGCGGAAGCGTTCGGACTCCTCGTCGCCATCTGTCGAGAAATGGTTCGACACGGTGAACTGCAGCGTATCCACGCCGCCGATTACGAAGTCCGCCGCGGCTGCCAGTAGTTGGCGTGTAGACATACTTTCAGTTAGCGTGGCGCTAATGCCGGTAGCATCCTGCCGAATTTTACTCGCCAGCTCTACCAGCAATTTTGCCATACTCTTATCAATGCCAGTACGATTTACCAGCAAAGTAATTTCATTGGCCTTATCGAGATAATTGATTTCAACTACACGCGGAAATCGGTCACGAAACGCCCGATCGAGCGCCGCCGTACCCGTGTATCCGGCGCCTTCATTCATCGTAGCGAAGAATACGGTACCCGGACCAACGCAGATTTTGTCGCCCTTCTCTTCGAGAAACGTGAATCGACGCGCGTCCAGGAGCGGCATGAGTGTATTTAAGATATGCGGATTTGCGCGATTAAGCTCATCGAGAAGAATTACGTGGCCGCCCTGCTCGACAGCGCGGACAAACTGACTTTCGTGCCAGTACACCGTACCATTTTGCGCTGTCTTAAAGCCAAACCAGTCCCGAGCCTCGCGAAGATTTGCGCAGTCCATGATTAGCATAGGCGACCCAGCCCGGGCCGCAAACTGAATTGCAAGCTCAGTCTTACCGCAACCGTGAGGTCCAATCAGATTAACATTCTGCGGTGAGGCCTTTCGAGCGATCTGCAGAATTTGAAATAATCTTTCAGTATTTGGATCGATGATATATGTGCTATCGGGCACTGGCTTAAACACGCCGCGCTCATCAACTTCATCCGATTTTGGTTTAGTATCGTCATGTTTTTCGCCACTAAAGCGTTCAAGCCCATACGTCGTCGGCACGTTTGGCGGCGCCTCGGCCGACGTCTTCATCTTTCGCTTCTTAGGTGGTGTAGTTTCGGGGGTAGTAGACGGCATATGTTCTCCACACGTTAGGGTTATAGGACTCATGAACATTTTCGGCGTAACATTGGGGATATTAGGCGTCATGTAATTTATCGCGTTTATAGCCAACCTGTGCAGCTAAATAGTAAATCCGGTGTGCGGGCCAATAATATGGTACGCACACCGGACGATACTGGCGTCAATTCCTCGATCGAAGTTACTCGGCCATCGGCGGAGTAGTGGGCGGCGTAATTCGCCGCGGACGGCCACGGGCACCCGGCGCCACACCCATACCGCGTAATGTCACGCTTACCTGCGACGCACTCACAATTACGCCCTTATCTTTGAGCTGCGCAATAATGTCACGCGGGCGTAGTTCCAGCCCGCCGGCTTTTCGATCGGCAATTACATCACGAATCTCACAAGCCTTGGTCCTTTTGAGGACTCCGGCAGTAATTGGACTAGTTATACTCATTTTCTTTTCCTTTGGCGGATTAGCTGGCTCAGTGGCCGTGGCTGAAGCATCATCAGCATAATCATCATCATCCTCTTCGTCTTCTTCTTCTTCTTCGTCTTCTTCTTCGTCTTCTTCTTCTTCGTCTTCGTCTTCTTCTTCGTCTTCTTCTTCTTCTTCGTCTTCTTCGTCTTCTTCTTCTTCTTCTGTGTACTCTTCTTCATCGCTTTCCGCGGCTGCCAGAGCTACACGCTCAAGTAGTACTTCAACTGCCGCGTCGTCTAAATCGTCATCATCATCATCCCACTGACTCCTGCTCATTGCATTCATTTTTTTAACCACTGTGTCCTCCAAAATTGGTAACAATACTCGGCATATGCTTATGTAAGAAATACTAGCCTGTTTTTCTTACATATAAAGGCTATCAGTCTATCTTAGCGCTATGCGTCCGCAATGAAAGCGAAATATACGCGAGGCTCATCGATAAATCCGACTGTTCCGCGTTTACCGTCAGATTTGCGGATAACTTCAACTGTGGCTCCGGTAAATTGATGCGCCTCGAAGTCGGTTAACAGCTCGACACCGTTCCACGTATCCGTGTAGTTCCTATGGAGATCTACACGTACCTGCTCCTCGGTCAATCCGGCATAGCGCTTGCGTAATTTTTCGATAATGATGGCGTCTACGTTAAGCGTGGCTGGCACTAGTCTGCTCCTGAGTTTGATCGCCAGTAGCGCCTCCGCCCATGTCGTCCGATTGCGTTAGTTCCAGAATTGCTGTTTGAGCCTTAATCTCTTCAGCCAGATTGCGCGACAGTTGCTGAAACTGCTTTAATTGCGTAAATAAATCACGATGTATATCAGAGCCAAATTCGGCTAATGCTGTGAGTGCCTGCATAAGCCCGCCCATAAACGGTGTGTTCTCATTCCGCAGCCGGAGCAGTCCATTTGGAATATTAGCCAACTTAGGCGACCAGAGCGGGATAATCACAATACCCTGTAATTCTGGAATATGCCGTAACATGGCTTCAGAGAATTTATTTGCATGACTAAATAGCAGCAAATCGCATGGTGGTTTTTCTGATTCGATCGTGGCGCCAACTGGTACTGGCGTGCTCGTCGGTAGTGGCGAGGCTGGTAGGGCAGATTCCGGTGTTACGGCTTCAGGGTTAAGTTGCGTCATACTTCATAGTCCTTGGTAGAAAACCTTCAATTAGCGTAGTTGCGCGCGTTGCCGCCCAACCGAAGATGACTGCACGAATTAGCCCGGCTACAACACCTGGATAACCATCGGCAATCATTAATATTATGTAAAGATATACTGGGATATGGTAACTTTTGCAAAATGGGCACGCGAGTAATTCAGTCCATAGCCACGTGAATGACCCGTATTTGGCATCATCTTGATATGTTTGCGCAGTGGCTCGTAGTGTGGCGAAGATACTACCTTTGTGCCACACTTCTATAATCGCGCCAGTTGCGAGTATAACGGCGATCAGGTTAACGAGTTTATCCATGATGCTAGTGTTTGCGCTTGTGTTTGTGATGTGTGCTCTTATGTGCTCGTCCGCTAGCGTTGACGTAAATCAGTCCAAAATAGATTAGGCAAGCAACGGCAAAAATGCCGCCAAATCCAAGTGTAGGCGAGCAAATAAAACTTGCAAGAATAAAGAAACCTGCGAATGCTATTAATGTTTCCCCTGATGTCCCGCTCATGGTGAGTATTGATCTCCAAATGGCCACGCTACAGTCTGTGTATTATCAGGATCTGTGGCGGCATGGTTAGGCGTTGGCCCGGGGTACGGCGGTTTTAACTTCAATGTAATAGGTGGGTTTTGGTCTAAGTTGATATACGGTCCCGGGCCACGTAATGTGCTACGTATTGCGGGCTGTCGTCTTTCTTGATACAATTTAGCGTTTCTACTGATGTAGGCCATTGTCGTCTCCGTTTACGTTTACGTTTACGTGGGTAGATATATCTAGTAGTATACTCACCACGTAGCGGAAATGTTTCAGATGTTTCAGCGTATTGGGGTGCGACCGTCACGCTTAGCAGCAATTGGCATACACTCAGAAATAGAAGAGAAATGCTTTTTATCAGAATAAGTCCCAGTAAACCAATCCCATCTTCTAGCCATTGAAGCTCTCCGTCGTCCTTGTCGGGATAGTAATTCTGACCGTTGAACTTACCCATTTAGGTCACCATTTATGTCGCAGGAACAATCCCTGCCGATAGAAGAAGTAATCGACACAGCTTCGGCTGGTGTGCGGGCCCTTCTTCAGGAATTTGTATCGCTCGACGTATCTGATCCACATGCCTTTAAAAGTCGAGCGCATTTGCTCCAGGCATTGGCAGCTCAGAAATGCTTCCCATCTCTTGAGCCGATATTACCGCTGGTCTTAAATCTTAACGGTAAACCATATTCTCTACGCGATCATTATCCCTTCGCACCACTTTTCCGATTACTGATGCCAAAAAATCAGGTATGGAAAACTGGGCGGCAGTTGAGCAAGTCTACGTCGCTCGCGGCCCACGGCGTTGTTGTAGCTAATAGCCTGCCATTCTTCAAGACGTTGTATGTCACCCCGCTATTCGAGCAGATTCGGCGATTTAGCAACAACTATGTTCGCCCGTTCATAGATCAGTCGCCCGTCAAATCACAGTGGAGCGGGACTGATACCGAGAACTCAGTATTACAGCGAAGTTTCAAGAATAAGTCTCTAATGCTGTTTTCGTACGCACTCATGGATGCCGATCGTGTTCGAGGTGTGAGTTCTGACCGCGTATGCATCGATGAAATTCAGGACATGGATCCAGACCATATTCCTATTATTCAAGAGACGATGTCATATTCACACTACGCCATCACGCACTTTACTGGAACACCAAAGTCGGTTGACAATCCTCTCGAGGGTTTATACCGGCAGAGCAGTATGGGCGAGTGGTTTATACCGTGCAAATCATGCCGGCACTGGAACATACCGTCAATCGATCATGACCTGGACGCTATGATAGGTCCATTCAACATACACATTAGTGAGAAGTATCCTGGAACTATATGCGCAAAATGCCGTAAGCCAATTAATCCGAGACACGGGCGCTGGGTGCATCGGTATAAGGATAAGCGCTGGCAGTTCTCCGGTTACCATGTGCCGCAGTTGTTATTACCGCTCCACTTTTCCGATCCTGAGAAATGGAATACGTTGCTGCTAAAACGTGAAGGTTTCGGCAACATGACAAAAGCGCAATTCTATAATGAGGTACTTGGCGAATCCGTCGATGCTGGTCAAAAGATTATCACGGAGACAGAACTCCGATCCGCATGCGTATTGCCGTGGGAGAATACGCCAGAGCCTGCTCCAAACTGTTTAGTAAATTTGCGCCATTATAAACATCGTATCTTAGCCGTGGACTGGGGCGGTGGCGGTGAGGCCGGAATATCATTCACTGTCATGGCCGTCTTAGGTTTTCGGCATGACGGCTCTATCGACGTTCTCTGGGGTAAACGATTGCTTATCGGCTCAGACCATCTAGCCGAGGCAGTCGAATGCATGAAGTGGGCTAAGCAATTTCAAATTGATTTCGTCGCCCACGACTATACCGGCGCCGGCACTGTGCGAGAAACAGTTATGGTTCAAGCTGGCTTTAATCTTGAACGCGTCATGGCCTTACGCCTTGTCCGGGCGGCGAGCCAGGATATTATGGTGTTTAAGCCCGCTACACCCATTAATCACCGACAGCATTATTCGTTAGACAAGACTAGATCGATACTATACACCTGTCAGGCGATTAAGTTGAAAATGGTTAAGTTCTTCTCGTGGGATCGAGCATCAAAAGAGAACCCCGGCCTCATTGGCGACTTCTTAGCGCTTATCGAGAATAAAACAGAATCCAGACTTGGCGGCGATATTTATACCATTACGCGTAACGTGCTACTGAGCGACGACTTTGCGCAAGCAGTAAATATCGGATGCGCCGCGGCTTGGCATGTTAATGACGCATGGCCTAATTTCGCCCAACTCGCTGGAATAGGCGCAATTGCCGCAAGCGCGCAGATGACGCAAGAAACAGACAGTTGGGATAATGGCGATATGGATGGTAGATATTTTTCTGGCGGCTACTAGTAATTAGCCTAATCCTCTAGACGCTGCAACCAGGGCATCATAGGCGCCACGTGCCATGATGCGCTCGCGAGCCGCTGCTCGTAATTTTGCCATATGGGCTATGTACGCCGGATCTGCGCTTACAAGCGTTTCCGCGCTAGTTACGCTATGCGGCTTACCTGTCAATTTATTATCGCCACGCGCCATTATACGCCCGATAGCCTCTGACTTAATTTCACCGCGGCCGTCTTCTAGTTCCATCTCATTGCCAACTGCTCGGGCCAGATCCGCCGATGCTTTATTGATCATAGTGTGAAGTGTATCTGCATTCCATGTAATTGACATACGATTCCTTAGAAAAATGCGTGTAAACGATTAATAGCTTTTGGCGGGGTAATATTCGTATAGCCGAGTATCTCGAACACTGCGACTATGCGGCGATTCGTCTCATCGATCGGATCGCCAATCTGTAAATCAAATGTCTTATTTGTCTGATTAATCGCAAACGCGCTCCCGTTATCCGGAATTGCCCAGACTGCTTCATCTTTAACTGCGCGTAAAAGATTCTTTTGCCAAATAATATCAGCCTCGGACGGGGCCCACTCAGTTACCGGAAGCATCAGCACCTCCGCCGGATAGTGGATTACTGTTAGCCGACTTCGCTGCTTTCTTCGCTGCTTTCTTCGCTGCTTTCTCATTTAAAATGACATTTATCGCAGCGTGACCTTTTTCTGCCACATTAAATGTAAACGCATCAGCCTCATCATCGAATGCGCAGTCCAGTAAATCCTCGGCGACCGCGGCTTGCGTAATATTTGATAGAATACGGTTAAGTACTGCTGACGTTAATTTAGACATTGACGCATGAGCCTCTTCGGGCGAGAAACCGCCGATGGCGTATACACCGGCTGGCGCGCCGGCGGTTGCGTCGTTATTGCTGCATTCTTTAATAATCTGCTCAAGTTCCTCACACGATAAGAATTGCCGCTGCACGCGCAAGCTCTTGAACGATTTCTTGATTTCTTTCTGTTTCTTCTTGCTGGCATTTAGGCGCACATCTAATAAGCCACTAAACAGAACCAGCGCTTTATCGCGGAAGGCTGGTATTGATACCGCATTTTGCATTATTTCTTCTTGTTCAGCGCGGTCTTTAGACTCATATGACCACGTCCCGCCATCATCGTCATCGTCATCGGCATCGTCATCGGCATTGAACATGTGTAGCTCATCCGTGTGTTGGTGAAAGTTACTGGTCCGCATTTCTCGTGCAGTAGTCAAAACACTGCTCATTTAAATCGCATTCAGCCAGTTGTTCTCGCATTGTACGTTGACGTTTTGGGAATTTATATGGGTGGCACAGGTCGCAGCGACAAATACCGCACCCACCGGCTCTACGCGCCTTTCGGAAACTATTCTCCGGCGGCGCAGTAACAACAGTGTTACAGTTACCGCTCGAGCTATGCTGTCGGCTATCCCGCGCATACAGCTTAGCCCTATGTTTGGCGATATGTTTCTCGTCATTAGCTCGTTTCATGTTCGAACCCCGTATTAACAAGAATGACATTATTGCAGCCAATATTTTTTGCAATTTGTACAGCATTTGGGTGGTATGCGGCCACTGGCGCATCTCGTTTTAGTACGCCAGCTACAACAAGTGCTTGTGCGCCTAATTGGGCTAAACCCCTACGCCTTAGCTCTGGGTCAGTAAAACACTCTAAGGTTTGCACCGACGCCGGCTGGCCATCCATTATCTCCACCCATTGTCGAGTACCAACCCAGCCGACTAATAATGAATTATAGCAAATTAACGCTATAAACATGTCGCCACGCTCGACGCCATCTGGCGCAATATACCGATTTAGTAGCTCTTCGCGCATAGAGCCTATACCGGATTTATAGTCACGCCAACATAAGCGCTCGTATATAGTTGACACTACATCAGCGTTAAGCTCATTAATGCTGACGATTTTTATGTCAAAAGCTGTCATTAGTAACTCCGTAGCATTAGAGTCTACCATACAGACTAGCCCCTAGAAGGAGTCGAACCCTCATCAGCTGATTACAAATCAGACGCACTACCATTGTGCTATAGGGGCGCAGCCTAATCATCAATATCGAATAGATCTTCATCCTCGATATCGTCGCCGGCTAATTTTTCGGTATCGCGCGTATACTCGTCGTCGCCGTCGTCGGCATCTAACCAGTCTAATCCGGTATTATCAGCCGGATCTGTCTGGTCATCGTCTTCAGCCGCAATGTCCTCATCCTCATCCTCATCCTCATCCTCGTCGTCGAACCACGTGATCGTAGGGGCTGGATATGCCGTATCGTCGTCTTCGTCGTCATCTGCGTCGCCCTCGACGAATTGCCACTCCTCCTCAATGAAGTCATCATTTGGGCTATCGCGCTTTGCGTCGATATGTGAAGTTATGCTCATGTGCCACTCTCTGAACCACTCAATCTGCATAGTTTTACTCCTTATCCTACGCCACGTTTACTCAAACTATCTCCACCGGCTTTTTCTTGGTAATTTTTCCAGATACCGTCGCACCAGTCTCTATCGACGATAAGTCCGGGTAAACGCATAACTGTTTGCTCGCCTACTAGTAACCCTGCCCGATCAAGGATATTCATTATTCCAATCCAGTTGGGCACAAGTCCACCAATCCGAATAAAATAACGATTTATAGCCAGTTGGTTCAACCACCAACCATCTTTATTGCGGATAATATAGCCCGTATCCTGCCCCCTTTTCCGGGCCGCCGGGAGCAAATTAAGTTGACGAGATAATATAGCCTCAGATACCGCGGTAATCAGCGAGACGTGCTCCTGTCCCGCCGTCCATGTTAATCTTTCGGCGCAGTCGAGATTGAACGAATTGCCGTAAGTTTGCATTAGCCACTCGTGCAGATTGCGTAAAACATCTCGAACAGAATCCGCGCGAAAGCGTGGGCCCCGTAATTGTAATACATGCCGGACATATGATGCGATTACCCCAGGTATACACGCATAATTACGAGACGTTACTGGCCCGCCATGGCTAGTTATCGCATTCCAACCAAAACTTAGTGCGCCTGTAACCGACGCACTGTTTAACCGCAATAGTGCAGGTTTGTTTGGGAAATGCACAATGCTGCGCATAAGTACTTTTGCGTGCCCTGGTACTCCTATTAGTTCCGGCCACGACTGTACGCTACGCATAGTGTTGTAAATTTGTGTCGATGTCGCACCACCGTAGCCGCCATACGTAGCCGTAGTCACGCCAAGTGGCGCCAGTATAGCGCCCGCCTCTGCGAATAACTCACTATCAATACTGGCGCTTTGCGGTGGATAACCAAATGCGGGCGCCAGCATCTGCGATAGTGCCACGGCTATAATAGCCCATACAGCCGCATTTTCGCTAGTAGGCGCGAGTAGGTCATACAGCTCGGCCGGCGCGATGGTATCCGGCTCGGGCCAGCTTAATGCGTCTTCCGGCCGTATGATAGGATACTGTTTCAGTAGTTTTACGTCACCCTCGCCGTTGATTGCGTACTTACCGCAATAGAATGCGTGTGTTTGGTCATCCCAACCTAAGCCGCGGCGTGTTACGACTAATTCCGGTGGGTGGAATGACATCGTGGCTATATGCGCCCGCTTATTCCATGACGGCGTATAGAGTACTAGTTCGCCATGCGGTGCCAGCAATTGCGCGGCGTACGATAGCAGCCCGGGAAATTCAATTCGCTCGGATTCATCCGTAAATGGGTAACGTTTGCCGTCTTTTTCGACATAGCCGGCGTAATACTTTTGATCTTCTGTATGTATTACCTGCTCTATTACTGGATTACAGTTGCATACTGTTAAACCACGCGCTGTACACCATATTCCATCTCGTACGTAATTACCAGATGAGATAGCGCCGTGATGTTCAACTGCTATAAAGTGAATTGAATTGACTCGTTGGGTCAAGCTATCTACAGTTTCGGTAGGGAGGCCTGTCGTTCGCGCTAGGAAATCGCGCAGCTTATCCGGCACCATCGACAATCGGGCAATAAAGCTTTGCAGCGCTATATCGCTTACACCCTTTATTACCTGCGATAACGTACCATGCCAGGTAGAAGCCGACTGGCATATCTGTTTGAGCGCCCGCAATGTTTTATCTGGCGTAACAATACGCGGAAGCGCCGGTTTTTGTAGTGTGCATACATATCCTCGGCCATTCGCCGCCTGCGAGATTACCTCGGGGGTTATGTTACGCGAGTAGAAGAAACGCTTAGTACGGCTTACATCCGTAAAACTATGTGCGGTACTGCTGATATCGCCGTCGGAGTAGCTGGCACATAGCGGCAGTAATGGCTGGTTATAGCGGACTTGCGTTAACTGCGCTTTAAGTGCCCACAATGGATCATCTACGATTATTTGCACATTTTTCGCTGTCTGGTGCGTAGAGTTGACGGCTTTACTTAGCATAAAATAACCGGCATCGCCTGAGCCCCTGGCCTGATACTTAGCAGCTAAGAACGTACGCTTAAAATCAAATTCTTCTTGGTATTGCGCTAACATAAATCCTGAAATCCGGCCCGGTAATTCCTCATACGGCAAAACCATGAAAGGCCGTTTATTTTTCATACGTTTTGGAAATGGTACGCCCAGACCGGCCGCGAGCTCTGTTATCTGCGCCGCGGTAGCTATTCCGATAAAATTCTCACAGGCTGAATCCGCAGATATACCGAGATCCCTAAATTTAATTCCTAGAATATCATCACCATGCCGCCATAGCTGCTCTGCCGTAGTGCGCCAGAACTCGTCGTATATTTGCTGTATATGGGCATATTTCTGTCTCACGTCTATTTGCCGCTGACCAGGAGGCCCGATTATGCCTAATTTATTAAATTTCTGGATAGCATCTAATAGGTTAATCTTCCAGATGTCGGCGGCAAATGTTATGATATTCCCATGTGCCGCACAGTTGGTACAATTAAGCCATATGTCGCTTCTGGTAAAATCATCGTAAATACATAGCGATAGTTGGGCACAATGTGGGCAATTAACAGCTGCCGGAAAATCGAGTGAATTTATGGCGAGGCCGGCCGCTGTTATGGCGTCTAAGTGATCTTTTCGAGGAATAATAATGGAGTGCGGTATACTCATGAATATTTTAGACCATACGCAAGATATCAGCGGGCAAGAGACGCATCGCTTACTTTCGTTATATCAGCCTCCCGCTTTTGTGAAAAATGCCGCGCACGAGCGACTGCATGGCGATCGTGACACTATGGCGCGCCACTTATACGCGGAGCCACATAAGAAACTTTATCCGTGCCACTCATCCGCAGCAACCTGGATGTCAGCTTTATGGTTTGGGGAAAAACAGGCAGAATTTGATACCGAGAAGGCGGCGGCGATTGAGGAGAAGATTCGCGCATCTGCGACCTATTTCGGTATTGGTGGCTTGGTTAACGATTTATTGCTGAAAGTTGCGACCGACGCGGCTAATGTGCTGAATAAGCTTAATGATAGTGATTTTGCTATCGTATGGAAATCTGAAGACGGCGGGGTTGAGCGCCACTGGCCTATGCGGAATGCCACTGAGGTTAAATTTGCTGCAGCCCATTTTAAACAATACCGCGATGAATTTGTATTTAATGACCGGCATAAAATAGCCAACAAAATCCTCGATAGGGCGGTCGAGTACGGTGCCGACATATCAGCCGCAGACGGCGCACTAGACGCTGCAGCAGGCCGCGGGTCCTGTGCGGTTAAAGTCGCCGTAGAGGTATTGCGCCAGCGCGCCATATTGGGTCGCCGTATTAATAGTGCGCTTTCTGCGGAAATTGAAAAACTGGCCGCGGTAGTAGAAGCCAATCCGCGCGAAGCTCAATCCGAAGACTGCCGATTAAAACTAGCCACAATTATCGACCAGTACGACCGGGAAACAAGACTTACTCGTTTGTATGCCACGGGAGGACTAGATCGCCCCGAGGAAACACTATTCGCAATTAACGAGAAAGTCGCCGCGGCCTTCACTGAGAATCATGTCGAAACTGTCACCGGCAATGTCTACAATTTAGACGATCTAGAGAAAATCGCAATTGACGATATCCGAGGATGGATGGGCGACGAGTTTGCCGATGCAGTGGCCACCGGTGGCGTGTACACCGATCGCGAGAAGCTGGCTGCAATCATACCTACTCTTGACCGCGGAATGGCCAATACGTTCGACCGGCTTGTCCGAGAAAAGAATGCCAGCGCAATTATATGTGGGCCAGAACAAGAGCCGCTAATGACAGAAGCTAGATTATTTGAACTAGCAGCTAGGGCTAATTAAAACTAGTTGGTCGGGCGGACCATCTGCGGCAGATCCAGCTGACTGAGAAGGTCGTGTAAGTCGCCTATAGTGTTACTGATCCCATCATTTAAGTCCCGAAGGGTCTGCGTGAGGAGGCACTCCGTACCAGGATTCTTTTCGTTCGCGACTCGAGGCGGCTGCGTGTCGGGACGCATCAATGGCGACAGCTCCCGCTGCAATACGACCACTAGCTCAATTAGCTTAGCCCTATTATCCGCGAGCCGTCTGAGTTGTAGATCGATAGGCGCGTGGTGCTGGGACGCCTCGGCTGGCTCTGTGGCCGCGGTATTTCGGTATTCTGCGGTCTTGCGCCCTTCTGGATAATCTCGGTCTACGCCGAAGTGGCCGTCGTCACTGGCAAATTGTCGTGTCATTGCTCTTCCTTGTTTAGTGTGTGATGTCGCCCAGGTACTTGACAGCGATATATGTGCCGATAAACGCGCCTATAGCGAGTGGTAGGATATACAGCGGATTATGCAGATAACTAATTACACCATAAGCTCCGAGGCTGTATAGCGCGGAGCTTATAAAACTAGCAGCTAAGGCTTGTTTCTTACTGACGCAAATCACATATAGCGCATACAAGATATCGAATACGACGTATATGACGAATACAAGGCCAGCGGTCATCCAGTTGAAATTTTGCCAAAGTTCTGTCATTACGTATCTCTATACCTTTTGTACCGCCGCCATGATTCCGCGGGCCACACGAGCTGTAGCGCCATTTTCAAGACTTAGTGCGGTTAACTGGTCGGCTAGCATTACCGCCCTACTGCGGATCTCATTATTTATGTCGTCAGTCTTCCCGGCTTCCATGTCATAAATTGCATTAAACATGTCCGGATCATCACTGAACTCGTTTACGGCCGTGGACACATTAGCGCGTCTGATCGCTATCTTAAGGATATCCGGCGGATTTATAATTCCCTGAGCGTCCAACATAGCGCCAATGTAGCCCCTTATTTCTCCGCTGAATGGTTCCAGGTCATCGTCCTCCGGCGGCGCAATCAGTAATCCCTCGGTAATACCCCACGCAACTTCAACATTATCTGCAGGATCAAACATATCAGGCCGATACGTGTCGCCACTCAATACATTACAGAAAATGATAAAGTCCGGTAGGTTGCGGTAGAATTTATCCGTTGTAAGGATATTGATTGCGACCATAAGTTTATCCATTACAGACTGCGGCAAATCTACGTCGAACTCTTCCTCGATCTCGAGCGCTATTGTGGCTGGCTCCCAATAAAGTGCTTCCATACCGAATCGGTCAAGGAACACTACCAGGAGTACGCTCGCAAATGTCTTCGGGCTCTTCCATAGTTCTTTCAGCATGTTGTTTGGCATGTAATCCGCTCCTACGCTCAATTCGTAATCTACCGCACAGATAGATCATGTTTAAATTATACGCTATTGTCTCTAGTGGGTTTGTAGGCAAATCGGTAATGTGGTCGCCCGTTACTAGGTCAATATAGCCTGTATGATTGGTCCACGCTATGTAGCGTCTATCGCAAAAAACTAGCTGACCTAGGGCGGCACTATCGTCAGTTACGTATTTAACTAACAGCGCTACTCGGCTTAATATTAGCGTTCTTGCCGTCGGCTCCAGAAATTCTAGTGTTTCTAAATATTCGGCTAGAAGAAGCAAGGTCAGATAAAAGCGATCAATTACCGCATCGGGCGTAAATTCGCCAAATTTATTCCCATGTTGCTGTAAAATATCGCGGATTTGCAGCTTGCTTAGTTTTAACTTAGGCGCTACCATAGCCCAGGTAAGTTCTTTTTCTTTCTCGGAGGCATCTTCCATGGTTTCAATCCTTAATGAGCTCACTCGATCGTCACCCTCGCGAGTTGAATTAACGGTTGAGGGCGACGGCATTGAAGCCCTGTTCGACGTTAGTGTGTCACATTTGGTGATCAGCAAGGCGGCAGAAACTGGGTTATATCGACCAGGCATATCTAATGCTGGTGGCGTATACCCAGTTGATGCCGACGGTAAGACTGATGACGATCTAATGCTAGGTAAACGAGGTGCGGCATCGAAATACCGCCGCGATTTTGTTGTACTTGCTGGGATTTAAGCGTACGCATCCGCGCCAAACTTTTTAATATGCGCCATTCGTGCTGCGTAGAATTGCGCCACGAATGGCGCTATTTTACGGAAGTTCGTTTCAATATCCTCGGCAACAACAGTATCGAAAAATTTCTGTATAGCCGCTTGGATATTAGCGATCGAACTCTTAGTGTATCGCGCATTATGGGCTTCCTCCGCTGCGGCGCGGATCTCTGGTGATTTATCGCAAAGTATCTGCAAATAACGTGGACAGATAAACCTGGCATCATGGCCGTATGTCTTCATCGTCTTAGCTGTTTCTTGCTCAGCCGTAAACATACCCCTACCAGGATCGGGATTTTTGGGATCAGCGCTATTAACACTAGGATAGCGCAGTTTACCCAAGTCCCAGCCGAAAGCATCTAGACTGTCGTTAGGCGTGGCCATCTCATAGGCCGCCCGCACTTTCTTAATTTCTGGCTTACCAGCTAACTTTGGCTTTGGCTTTTTGCGCATACTTTCCTGATAGCTAAGGGAAAACGGCAATAGTTAAGGTAAACGTGTGTGTCCAACAACAATAGATACATCATCAAAAGAGATAAGGTATATATGTTGTCGGACACAAGTCACTAACATAACTAACAATACGCCATAGCAATGTATGGACGCAAGTAATATGCCAGGATTTCGGCATAAATTTAGCAATTAAAACGTAATATTACTAACCTGGCCAGTTACGCTTTTAAAGATAACTCGTACATGCGCGGTATTAAGCAGAGCCTTCAATTCGCTCTTTTTTTCTGGGCTCATTCCCGCCAGGCACGTTTTAATTTTGGCTAAAGCCACTCGCTGCGATTCTAGCTTTTTTCTTACACATGAGCCGCATGTGCTCGCGCTTTGTGCCAGCAATGCCGCTTGACCAGTTAGACACGGTATCCCAGCGAAACGCGTATCCTGCGCCATAGACGCAATAGTACTATCTTCTATCACGATTAAATCTACCATGTAGCACCTTAATTGCTTGAACTACTACTGCTGGTCGTGTCCGGATCGCCACCTATCCAGATCTCACCACCAGGCAGCATATGATCCATCAAATCTAGCGTACCCTTAAGCCGATATACATCCTCGGCAACATCGCGGATAAACGCGTGCACTTCGGTGCGTGATCGTAATATAACGTCTACATAATTCAGCCTAAACCATTCCGGCCGATGATTTGGAAGTGGATCATCTTCTGGATACTCCTCTAGATCAGTAGGGGAACATACGTGATCAAATGAGCCAGATCGTTCAGTTTGGCCGGGTATTATCGGCTGCAGTAGGTATGCGAATACTTTTGGCGACATATTCCTCGCGTCGTCTGCCTCGATGCGTACGCGTATACCGTCGACAGAGTGGTAGTTGTATCGGCTTACCGTCCAGGTTAAATGGATATGCCGATCTGACGGTAATTCCGATGCGGCTGGTGGCATCGGCGGCAAATAGAAAGTAAGCCCAAGGGCCGTATCTAGCGCGACAATCTCAGAATCTGGTGGTAGGTTATTGCAGGACATAGTGAACTATCTTCTAGGTATTGTTAGTCAAACTCTGATTCGCCGCTGGAC